ATTCAGCAGGGGGTGTAGTTTTTACGGACCCCCCCCCCCTATATATCTAAACTTCTGCAATTAATGGTTCATCTTCTTCATAAGAAACAACTTTCTTGTAAATGTTAAAGATGTCATGTTGAATTATCTCATCAATTGCTCTTTCTTGTTCTTCATCGTTTTCCATTTCAGTTAAAGTGTCTGAAAACTTTCCGATTCTTGCAAGAAGACAACAAGAATTGTAACCTAAATCATTGTCATACATAAACCAAGAATCAAAGTCTTCAAATGGATTGTAAGGATTATCAATTGTAGTTAACATACATTTCTTTATCTTCATCTTAATTCTCCTTTCTATAGGTACTTGACAACTGTTGCTGATGAAATACCTAGAGCTTTAGCTATCTCATCGTTAGTATACCCAGATACCTTCATTGCTTGTAGCTTATTAAGCTTAGCTTCGCTTAATGTTTTATTATTTCTAGGTGTTGCTCTAGCTCTCAAAGAATCTATATCAGCATTGTTTAGTATTTGTGTTAATACATTCTCTGTGATAGCTCCTTCTTGTATAGCCTCCCATTCCCTATCAGTGATCTCTATAAGGTCCCTCTTGGCACCGAACTTTATACGGGCCTTGTTAAGCTCTTGTTGTTTCATCTTTTTAAGTTGTTCTGGTTCAATGTTCGGATTTGCTTTAGTCTTCTCCTTGATAACGGAGTTAGCTAACAGTTGGGCCTGTCTTTCTTTTGGGGCATTAAGTAGAGCTATGTTAAGCTTATGCTTTAATGTATCCACCTCGGTAGTATACTTCTTCTTAGCCTCAGGAGAGTATTGTAATTTAGGTGTAGTAACTAAAGCTTTTCTAGCAGTATTAGCCATAGCCTTTAATGCATTAGCATAGTCTGCATAAAGCTCCTCTTGTGGTGTACCAGATGATAGCTTTCTAGCATCTCTAGCTTCAGCCATCTTAGTACTCTTCTCTACTCTCATTTGAGTCTTACCTTGCTTGTCTACATAAAGCTCAGGCTTTCTAGTTATATAAGCCCCTTCTGGTTGAGTTGGATCATAGTCTTTAGATCCCTTAACATTCTTATACTTATTGTATATTAAAGCTCCTTCTGGTAGACTTGGATCATACCATTCTTTGCCCTTCTCATTTATCTTAGGAGTACCAACTCTCTTTTGAACTCTTTCAGTACCCTTAGCTTTTGATAGTAAAGTAGATGCTCCACCAGTGTGTAAGTTACCATCTTCATCAACAGTAGTTTGATACTTCTTCTTTAAAGCCGCTATACCATTATCAGCTTCTGATTTCTTATAGTCAAGCTTATGTTTATAAGCATCGATAACAACCATTGAGTGTCTAACAGCTCTAGCTAACTCATCAGGAGTAGCACCATGTAAAGTCATATCTGTTATAAGGTTTGATATAACTCCCATTTCTCTACCAACACTTGATTTCTGCATAAGCTTACAACCAGGTTTAGCAGGATATTCGGCCTTATTATCGAATCCTTCAAGACCTTCTAAAGGTTTTTGAGTTGTTATTTTAACTTTACTATTAGTTGGTATAACTAATGCAGTGTCTCCATCAAAGTCAGCTCCTGATAATCTTTCAGCAACTTTTGAATTTATACAAACGGCATCTTTAGGATTCTTACCAATCATTCCTATAGCGTCTTTGTTTTTATTATTTACAGTAAGTGTAGGTATTTCGAAAGTTCCTCCATGTGGGAATCTAACTAAAGCTACTTTTTCTCCATCTTGGAAGTTAGGCGCATATATCTCAGTATCTTTTAAACTGTCTATTGGTAGTATAACTTGATATCTTTGTCTAGGTAAAGCAGCTGCTTTTAAGTGAACTGCTGCAGCATCAGCATCTTGAGCAAAGTCTGCTAGTAATTTTTTCTTAACTGTTGGATTATCTATAGCCATTATTTCTTCTAATTCAGCAAGCTTGTCCGCTTTAGATAAACTAAGTTGTTTAGTTATTAGTGCTTTACTTTGTTTAGCTAAGAACTGTGATGGTAAACCTTGAGACCAGTCATTCCAATCACCTTCATCAGCTCTTTTATTTATAGCAGATAGTTTTCTCTCACCATTCTTATCTATATAATAAGATTGACCATTTGGTTTTATAGTTGAACCGAATGGATTCGTAGGATCTTTCTTTAAGTTATCTTCAACTCCTTTAAATACTTTCTCAGGAGGTGTACCTTTTTTCTTATTGGTATTGAATACTATATCAGTTCCAGGAGGGAAGTTAGAATCATCTTTATAAACTGCCATTCCTTTTAGATACATGTTGTCATTAACTAATATTCTTACTTGTGAATAGTGACTATTACCAAGATTAAGGTCTTCAACTCCTCTTCTTATTTCGATAGTACCATCTTTTGATAACCCACCTTCTTCAGAATATCTTATATGAACTCTTTTCAAGTCTACTGAAGTTGGATATTTGAAGCTAGGATCTACATTACATTCTCCAGTAAGAGTGTTGTAATCTCTTATAGTGTTAACTTTAGAATAGTCATATATCTCACTATGCTTAGTTCCTGGAGGACATATAACTTTTATAGTAGTTTGCTTACCAGCATTTGTAACTTGTGCAACTCCTCCTGCATAAGTAGGATATCCTTCAAGTTCTAACATATATAGAGCTTGTTTTAACTTTTCTTTAGATGTTCCTAATTCTCTTTCTATACCAGAACCAACGTCTATCATACCTTTTTCATCGATGTGCTTCTTTATAGTAGCGGCAACATTAGCTGCTTCATTCATTCTTTGAGCAGATGTTTCATTTAATAAAGATCTTATTGATGAATCATTAGAATATCCCATTTCTTTAGCTATTTGGTTAAGTGACATACCCTTATCTCTTAAAGCTTTAGCTCTATCAACTTCAGTACTTCTTCTTTCCGCTTTAGCCCAAGATTGTTGAATTCTTAATTGTGATGTAGTTAAACCAAAAGCAGTAGCAATATCTTTTTCACTCATACCTTTACTCTTGAACTCATCTATTCTAGCTAAGAAGTCCCCAGTTCTTTGATATGATTCTTTACCACTACCCCATGGATATCTACCAGATCTTCTAGGCATACCATAGTGTATTAAATACTCTTCATCAGTCATAATATTATTTTCTTTATAATCTCTATCCATTAATAATCAACCCCCATTTTTTCTTTGTTGATAAGTTTGTCGAATCTCACAATAGTATCCATTATATCAGATATGTCTTGTGGATCCGGCTCTAATATAAATACTTCATCGTTTTGATATAGTCTAAGTTCTATAGTTAGTGTCTCTGGTTTATAACCATACTCTAAGCAGAACATAGCTGAGTATATCAAAAGTTGTTCGAAGTGAGCTGGATTGACCCCTGTTTTCAAATCATGAATTCTTAGGAATCGTTCCTTTTCGTTAAACGATATAGCATCGGCCGTACCAAAACAGTTTTCGGAATAGAAAAGTACTTGTTCCGTTTCCATTCTATATCCTATAGCGTCGTTTACGAACGCGTTTAAAGTCTTCTTAGACTTAGGAAGTTTTTGACCAAGCTGTATACATCTAGACGCAAAGTCATGCAACTCAGTTCCTTTCTTTACTGCAAGTTGTTTATTGTATCTGTCTACTATTTTTTCATCTGAATATCTAATCCAATGAAATTGGCTAGCACTTAGAAATGCGTGACATCCGTTAAGATTCGAATGATTGTTGAAGTTCATTTAAAACCACCTCCATATTTTCTGGACATATAAATCTTGAGAATGACATAGTATTCATTAGATTGACATAATATTTCTGATTAGGTCTTACTGCAGATACTGCTGATTTTTTACATTCTAAAGTTGCCCATTTATTTTTATATAAAATTAGTAAGTCTGGGATGCCTTGTATGTAAGCGGAATCTAGCTTCAGTACCATGCATCCTTCAAATCGTTTTTTCAACGTTTTAATTAACATTGCTTGAAATTGATTCTCTTTCATATAAAGCACCCCTTTCGAAATTTAGAAGGAACTGTATACTTTAATTCTACAACAGAAACCACAGTTTCTTATTCCTCCTATAAAAGGGCATGTATTTTTCGCGTGGTTTTTAGAAGACAAAAAGCAAAGGCATTGCTGCCTTAACTCTTTTAGAATAATTTATTATATTTTTCGTTTATAAATGTTACTATTCCTCCCAATATAAATGCTATTACTATAGTTGGTAGTTCTCCGATAACTCTTCCTAGAGTTGCTCCTAACATTCCTCCTAAAGCACTAACCATTATAATTGTTGATGATTTCATAATAAACCTCTCCTTTATATTTTATTCTTCTCACAATATAACTTGTAGACTTCGCGTAGACAAAAAGAAAAGGGCTTGTTAGGCCCAATTCTATTGTTCTGTTTCATCTTGCTTGACGTTGTAATCGTGTTCTATTATTTCCGCTAATAATCCACTATTAACCCAATCGTGCACGTATGATTCAGTACAACGAACTGATCCTAACTTCTCCCCAGTCTCTTCATCTGTAAATGTCATTAAACAATCTCTTCCGCATTCATACTCATCAAAAGTTTCTTTAGCTTTCTTGAAACCGTTAATTATCTCTTGTCCAACTGCTTCAATTTTCTTATTTTCGTGGATGATGTATGTCATAGCAGCAGCTACGCCGCCTATTGCTACACCAGCACCGATAACAATTTCCTTGTTCTCTTTCCAAAATTTCTTAACTTTTTCCTTACTAAATACTTTTTTCATTTTCAATACCTCCAAAATTTTAATAATATTTCTCATAATAGGACTTGCGGGTTTCGCGCGGGGACACCCCGGACCCCTTATATATTTTGCGTCTGCCCACTTGCCCACTTTTTTTGCTATATATTATATAATATTTTTTTTTTTTTTTTAAAGTTAATAATAAAAGTGGGTTTTTGACCAAAAAGTCCGGGAACCCGCATGAACACTGGGTTTGAGGCCTGCCCACTTTTTTTTTTAAAGTGACCAAAAGCCCACTTTTTTTGGCCACAAATCATTTTTCTTTACAAATTTCTACTAATTTTTGACATCTGCCCACTTTCTGCCCACTTTCTGCCCACTTTCTGCCCACTTTTTTTTTAAAACTGACCATAAAACTGACCACAAAAAATCCCCCACAAATTTAAATAAAAGGGTGGTTGGGTGGGAAAAATCGTCCGTAGGACAAAAATAAAAGAGGATGTATAATCACCCTCCCCATACCATTATTTAATCTTAACATAACCCGCGCCGTTACATTTAACGCAGTTATTATTACCTTCGTAAGAAGATCCAGACCCAGCGCAAACCGAACAAATAACGTTCACTCCGTCCTTAGCAGCTTGTTCATCCTCAACAGTATACCCACAATAATCGCACACGTTTATAACGATATCATCTCTACGTCTGTAGAATGTTAACATTTCTCCTTTATTACAATTACAACATTTTTTCATAATATTCTCTCCTTTTACTTTTTTATTTTAAAGTTAATAATCTATCAAGACTATCGTATATCATGTTTATCTTTAATGCTTCTAATCGCATACATCTGTTATATCTTAGAAATCTGACCAAATACCTTCTCACAAACTTACTCATGTTTACACCTCTTTACTTTTTTTATTTTTTCTGCATGTCTAATACAATTTCAACCTCTACGTATTTTTCGCATCTAACCCTACCAAGTACAAACAAGTCATTTATAGGTTCTCTAAGACCTCTCATACATCTATAAACATCTCTGTTAGCACTATAAGGATCTACATAACATAATCCACAATTAGCACACGATTTCATAATAACCCCTCCTAATAATCGTTCTCAATAGCTTTATATAAAGGAATAAGCTCTACACAGAATCTATCAATAGTTCCCTCCTCATCTACATAAATATCCAATACTAGTCCACCCATGTGAGCAGCTAAACGTCTACTCTTCATGTAGTTCGTTTGAGCTTCTGTGCAAGGTACCTCAATAGCATGAATATTTCTATAGAACATAGTTAAGAATTTATGATGATGCCCATTTAATAATATCTTAGGCTTATCACCACCACTCATACTATCGATATACTTCTGAATAGAATATGACATAGCGTAAGCACTACCATCTCCAGGATGATTTATCTCCATATCGCAGTTAGGAGTAAGCCATACTCTAGCATTATTTATACCTAAATATTTCATATCAGGTCTTCTCATAGCTATAGCAGGCCCTATATTATATCCAGTGTTTCTTATAAACGTATAGTCGTGATTTCCTATAATGAAATGTGTAGTTATACCATCGATCTTAGGATAATGTTTGCAAATATAATCAACTTGTCCATCAGCACCATGAGCATGTAATTCATACACTTGATCGGCTCTGTTAGGATACCATCCGTCCGAAATATCCCCACAATGATATACATCAGTTATACCAAGTTCTGAATAACGTTCGTACAGCTCATTTAGGAATGTCATTTGATTATTTACATTACCTATATGAGTATCACTAACAACACCTATTCTAATATGCTTGCATCCATTCCAAGGTCTCACAATATCTCTTCTCTTTTTCTCCACATTAGTTGAAAGAATATATTCATTATCTCTTTTTTCTATACAATATCCTTCGACAATAAGCTCTTCAATTATGTCAGAAACCACAATCGGGTCCGGACCAATATCAGAACTCTTACAACCCTTTTTAATCATCTCAAGTATTTCGTCTTTAGTTTTATATTCACTTCTATTAGTACATCCAACGAATGCTATTTCGTCAAATATACCAATTTGAGTATTCTTTTCCGGTAATCCGAATATCTTTAAATCTCTTTCTTTACCAGTCTTTTTATAGTTATATACAGCACTTCTAAATGTTTCGTACTTAATAGGTAACAACAATTCATTGTAAATATCTCTGTATGTCTTTCCGTTCTCTTTTTCTTCAAGTATTTGTTTATAATCTAATATCATATTTCCCAGTCCCCCAACCTTCTATATTATTTATCTGTAGCAGCTTTATATATTTCTTTCATATATGGTACGTTCTCTAGTAAGTACTCACATAATTCTCTAAACTCATCTAGCTTATGGTTTCTTCTGTCTATTAATATCTTTAAAGCTACTTCGTAGTTAATATCTAATGTTCTCTTTTGTAAATATGAAGTTGGTAATAATTGTATCATAGAATACCAAGCTTGCTTATTTGTTTTGTCTTCGTTAAACTTATATCTGTATAGATTTAAAGCGTCGATTGTGCAAAGTAACACTTTCATACCAACATAGTCTAAATGATCTGTAGCGAAGTCTGAAACCTCAAATTCTTTAGCGTGTATCTTATGCATAGTACTACAGCTATTAGCAACCGTCCCTACTTTATATGTGTCATAATCCTTCCACCAATATAAAGGAGCAGTAACATCCATTTGTATATGCATCATTCTTGCTACTTTTCTATGAGACTCACCGGCCTTAGTAAGATTTAATAATAACCTCATATCGTTAGGTCCGATCTTAATTTCATCTCCACATTTTTCAAAGTCTTGTAAATGCCAGCTGTTCATAGCATTTCTCATCCCTCTTAAAGCTGATTCGAATCCGAATGTTTGTAAGTTTTCAATTTTTATCATATCATTATACCTCCATCAATTATCCTTGTATACATGTAAATCTTTTATTATTATTTTCGAAGTCCGGGTATTTATCTATTTCTCCAGGACATGCTTTTTTCCATTTAAAAAGGGCGTATTTTTCGTTTACGCCCCAATCAATACCATTCCAGAACGCATTGATAATTCCAATTTCTGTGTAGCCTATATAACTATTTCGTACACCAACCATTAATAGGTATTTACCCGTTTTCTTAGGCTTTATATTTTTACAATCGTTCCAAGTATTTAAGTTAGCCATAATAACCCCTCCCCCAGTTATTAAATGGTAACTATCTACATCTCCAAGCGTTTACAACGTATTCGTTAATAAACATTGGTACTGTAAATATCCATTCTCCGTCTTTATACTCCATTAAAGTTTCAATAGGAGCACTTAAAGAATCGTGTTTTTTAGTAAGTCTGACGTCGTATACACTATCACTTTTTGGTTTTTCTATAGCGTATAAATGCCAAGTTCTGTTAGTCATAATAATCACCTCCTTCATCTTTATCTTCACCTAGTCTGATTAGCCAAAGTATAACTCTGCATATAGTCGCTAATATACTTAATATAAACGCTGTAGGTAATACTAATATAAAACTAATAAGAATTATTAATATATTATCATTCCCTTCGTACATTTCGTAGTACATGCATAACGCCAAACTGATTATACACGCTACGAAAACAAACGCTGATAAATTCAACCAAGTTATATTCATTTTAACAATACTACAAACTACAAATACCATAGTAAATATAGAGTATATTATAGAAGACCAATACAAAGATAAACTTTTTTCATTTTTTTTCATAATAGAACATCCCCTCATCATTTTTTTTTTTATAAATTATTATTTAATTCACCCATTATTTGTAATAGTAAATCCAAATATCCGTAATCAGGACAATACATTATTGCCACATCACTTATATCAGAACCCACACTGTTTACAAAATGAGTTGATAATCCACGAGCAACAGTCATGACGCATTCGTATCTAGAGCTGAAGTTACTGAATGTACCGTTAGGTCCGCCCTTCCATCCGGCTATATTGTTATTGCCGTGTTCATATTTACCCCAACCGCTTTCTAAACCTAAAACGGATGCTAAATATAAAGCGTTAACACCATAAGTCTGTTCTGCTTCAACTATAGCGTCTGCACAATCATGTAAACCACTTCTAGCATTTCCTAAAGCTCTGATTAGATCATCTTTAGATAAACCACTAGATACCATAATATCGAAATCAGAATTTATAGGTTGTAAATATACTTCTGGAATTGCTTTAGCTTCTACTGGCTCGGGCTCGACTTCTTTCTCTACATATACAATCACCTCCTTTTCAACGACTTTCGGTATTGGTAAACGTTTCTCAAGACCTATATATTTTACCTCCACTTTCGTTTTTTGTTCTTTTAGTTCGTTATATCTAAATATTAAAGTAGTTGTAGTCATAATAAATAACACAACCGTCAGTAGATATAACATTATTAAGTACCTTTCTTTTTTCATTTTCCCATCCTCCATTTTCGTAAATATAAAAGCTTAGAGGAACTGTAATTAATACAATCCCTCTATGATTGGGTCCACCGGTCTCGTCCCGATACCTCTTTCTCAAGCGTTCTGCAATCTATAGCTGCAACAATTAAACTAGATACCCTCTCATAATAGTGCGTGTTTTTTTCGCGTACAAAAAAGAAGAGTATGTCTCGCCTACACCTTTCTCACTATTTTATTAATAGCTACTACGGTCAGTTCCGTACCCACGTCAACTTTTTGTATATTCTTCTCATAATATAACATGTGAATTTCGCGGACAAAAAAAAATAAGAAGATGTATGTCTCACTGTCTCAATACCCCTACCTCAAGGCTATTAATATTCCTTCTCGCAGGTCCTATGTCAATTCATAGTCGTTTACCATACTTAGTGTAAAGCTCACCAGTCCAGATTTTGCTTGTACTACACCACATTTAATCTTCTCATAATATACCTTGTAAATTTCGCGTACAAAAAGAAAAGGAGCTGTAAAGCTCCCATAGTATTATTTTAACGAGTCTCTAACTTCTACGAAGTCAGAAATCGTTTCTATAGTGTTTTGCTTTTTAGCTTCCAATTCTTTTACAACAACTTTCGTTGCTTCTGTAACGTTATTACTTAAAAGATTAGCTATTTTATTATTAGTTCTACTAAGCTTTAATTCTTCGTTCTTGATTAATCTATCTATTAATGGTCCACCAACCACTCGTTTAACTAATTCACTTGTTTCAGCCATTTTTGTTAACTTATCAGCTAAATTTTCATAAGCATCTTTATATAGTTCTTTATCTATCTTAAGAGCTTTGTTTTCTTTAGATAATTGATAACAAAAAACACCTAATCCAATAGAACCAACTATTCCAGCAGTTGATAACACTATTAATCCGATATTTTTATCCTTCTTTTCAACGTTCTTAGTTTCTTTGTTTTTCATAATAAACATCTCCCTTTTAAATAAAATATTATATTTCTCATAATACAACATGTGTTTTTCGCGGATAAAAAAAAGAGACCTTGCGATCTCCGTTTACTTAAATATATTTAGCTAATTGTTTATCATTATTTCTTAAATATCCCTCACAAATTTGTAAGTCTCTTCTTAATTGAAAATATCTTTCATTGATTTCAAATGCACTAACATTTGCTAACTCCTTCTTGATAATTCTATAAGCTCTCCATACATATTCGTTTGTCATATTTTTCATAATAAATACCTCCATAAAATAAATATATTTTTCTCATAATAGCGCGTGTTTTTTTCGCGTACAAAAAGAAGAGTCTTTGCAGACTCGTCTCATGATTTAAAATAAACTTTTTAATACCTTTATACCTAAATATATTAATCCTATAGCCATTAATACCTTTATAGTGATAACAGCTAATGACGCTAATCCAAATATGATTAAAATCATAGCCGCTACACCTCCAATGATAATTAATGCTAATAAGATTGATAATAATAATGTTATCATAAATAATCCCTCCAAAAATTTATTTCTCTCATAATACAGCGTGTAGAAATCGCGCATGAAAAAAAAGAGAATATGTAGAATATATCTACATAACCTTTTTATTTTTCATTATCCTTTTTTAATTTTTTTTTCTTGGATCTTTCTAATTTTTCTTAATTCCTCATTACACTCATATGCGTAGTACACTAATGTAACTACTCCTGCTGCAATAATCATTAACATAGCATCTCCAAAACTCATAAAAATTACCTCCAAATAATTATTTTCTCATAATATAACATGTAAATTACGCGTACAAAAAGAAGAGTCTTTGCAGACTCAACTTTTTTTGAGAATTATCTTATTACTCTAGTATATGAACTTTTAATTAATTTATCATTTTCGAATACGTTTTGTTCGATTTTGATATCTTCCGTAGCACAATATCTACCCATAATAACTCCAGCTGTTGCCGCAGCTACAGCGCAGACTATTAGTTTTACGTTTTCTTCATTCTCCTTCACGTATTCGTTAATTTTAATTAATTGTTTTTTCATAATAAATGCCTCCAAAATTTATTTTTCTCATAATAGCACGTGTATTTTTAGCGTGGACAAAAAGAAAAGTCGATGTTATTTCGACCTTCCTTAAATATTAAATTACCCCAAGTCCTTTAAGTAAAAATGCTATCAACAATACTACTAACCATAACCCTCCTGTGATTAATGTTAATATTAAGTGAAATAATATTTTTAGCATAAATAATCCCTCCGTATAATTTATTTTTCTCATAATAGCGCGTGTATTTTTCGCGTACTTACATGTATTATACTTATTTCATAATTAAATATAATACCAATAAAAGAATAGTCAATGACACGCTAGTAGCAAACCATAATCCTATTTGTATCTTTTCTTTTTTATCCATGTATCTCAAATTACCTATATTCAAGTGCCTCACCCTTTATTAAACTCTTTCTAATATCTATAACTCTCTGGTTAGAACTTCCTCTATACTTTAAATTTAAGTCTTTAGAACCAATATCAAAGCGTCCATCCACTAAAGTATCGCATTGTCCTAAAATAGCGACTTTTTTACAATCAACTATCAGTTCCTCCCAAGTATAACCGCTCCAAATATGAATAGGTTTATTCACTTCTGTCTTTATTCTTTTAACTAATCCGTATAAAATATCTAAATCTTGTTGAAATGGCTCTCCACCTAATATACATACTCCACTGACATGAATATCTTTAGCATATTCTATAAGACGATCCTCAACGTCCTTAGTATACTCTTCTCCGTAATTGAAATCCTGAGCGTCTTTATTAAAACACCCAGGACATCCAAACTTACAGCCACTGAAGAATATAGTAGTATTTACACCATCCCAATTGCTAGTGTCATATTTTCTAATTTTTGAATAGTTCATAATACCACTCTCCCCAAATATTTTAGCTTTTTATAAATGCTTAACTCTGTTTAAAATATCTAACTTCCTTCCGTCAGTCCATTCAGTCTCACCTAAATATCCGCAAGTTCTTCTAACCACACTTAATGTCTCTTGGTCGTCATTACCACATTGAGGACACACCCAATTTAAAGTAACTGGATCATTGTCCATAGTTCCTGAGTATTTACACTTACCGCAAACATCACTCTCAAAGTTTATCTCAGCGTACATAATAGTCTCATAAATATGTTTAACAATCTCTAAAACAGCGTCAACATTCTTTTGCATATTTACAGTTTCTACATAACTAACTGCTCCACCTGTAGAATATTGTTGTAATTTAGACTCAAACTCAAGCTTCTCAAACGCATCAATATCTTCTCTAATATCAACATGGTATGAATTAGTTATCCAACCTTTATTAGTTATATCGTCTATATCTCCGAATTCTCTTCTTAATGCGTCATTGAACCATCCAGTAGTTGACTCTTGTGGAGTACCATATAATGCAAATCTAAGATGAGGTTGAGCTTTCTTAAATAACTCACACATATCTCTCATATAGCTCATAATTTCTCTAGCTAGTGCGAATCCCTTAGGACTTGTATGTGACTCACCAATTAAATATTTTACTGTTTCGTACACTCCAGAATATCCGATAGTGACTGTGAATCCTCTTTCATCTATAGCTTTAATTATATCTTCGTCGTGATTTAGTCTAGCTATAGCTCCGTGTTGCCAGATTATAGGTGCTACACTTGCTTTAACACCCTTCATTTTGTTATATCTTATTTCTCCAACCTCTCTAGCCATCTCAAGTCGCTCACCTAATATTTTCCAGAATTTATCAAGGTCGCCACCTGAAGATAGGGCTGCGTGTGGTAAGTTTATAGTACAAACGCCAAGGTTACCTCTGCCGTAGAATATAGGTTTTCCATCTTTATCCTTGAAAGGACTTAGAAAAGCTCTACAACCCATACAAGGAAATGCATATCCAACTAACTCTTTCATTTTCTTTACAGAAATATAGTCAGGATTCATTCTTATAGAAGTAGACTTAGCCGCTAACTCTGTTAACCAATAATATTCACTTCCTTCGTATGTGTTATTTTCATCTAAGAAATATAATAGCTTAGGGAATGTCTGAGTGGCAACAACACCATATTCATTTTTAATACCAGCTATTCTTTGTTTTAGGAACTCCTCTATAAGCATTACTGTCTCTTCTTCGTATTCTGGATTTTCAGAAATATACATACAAACACTTATAAAAGGAGACTGTCCGTTCGTAGTCATTATAGTAGATATTTGATAATTGAATGTTTGAACAGCATCTTTAATCTCATCCATTAGCTCACATTTAACAAGTACTTTCAATTGTTCTTCAGTTATACCTAAGTTCATTTTTCTATATTTATTTTCTATTTTTTCTTTACTAATTCTAACAAAAGGTGCTAAGTGTGATAAAGACATAGTTTGACCACCATAAGTAAAGCTAGCAACTTGCGCCGCTATTTGAGTTGCTAATGTCATAGCGGTTCTTAATGACTTTGGTTTATCTATCATTTTCTTATTTATAACAGTACCATTCTGTAACATATCTTCTAAATTAACTAACTCACAATTATATATATTTTGCATAAAGTAGTCTAAGTCGTGTATTTTTATGATACCTGCGTCATGAGCATCCATTAAGTGTTTTGGTATAATTTGTCTAGCTATTTCCTTACTTACTTCACCTGCTATTAAATCCCTTTTAGTAGATTCTAACTGACCTTGTTTATTAGAGTTCTCTTTTAAAACGTCGTGATTTGTAGAGTCTATTATTTTAGATATACTCTTTAGTAAGTTAGTTTTAGATTCTCTAATAATTGTTCTATTTTTTCTATATTGAGAATATGACTTAGATACTTCTTTGTTATATTTTTCAAGAGTCTCTATGATCATATCCTGTAATTTCTCAACTTCTATAGTATTTGTGTCGCCAGAATGAACAAGTTTTTCTAACCTAGAATGAAGTTCCATAATAACACTATCCATTTCGACCCTTCTATCAGCTATATCATCCTCACTTGAATATACATCTTTATACACCTTAAGCACAACACTACAAATTCTAGCGAAGTCATACTCCTTTATTCTTCCATCTCTTTTTATTACCTTTAACATATTTTAATCCCCCTATTTACTTCTACGTTTATAATCTTTATAATCTTTATAAGAATCCATTCCATATTTATTAACCCACAATACGAACTCTGCTTGGTTAGTCATCACAGGGTCGTATAATGGTAAATCATAACCAGAAACCCAGTCAAAATCTTTGAATACATCATAATGTTTACTATTCTCAAATTCAACTGGATATTCCTCAATAAGTCTTTTTAATTCTTTACTAGTTAAATCATATCGTTTATCAGTAACTATTGAATCTCCTAACCTATAATATATAATAGCCCAGCACCATATTTGACTTTCTAATTGATTCATTCTAGATAATATCTTCAAGTTCATAATATTTAACCACGTTCTCCATTAATCCCATAACAGTAGCCGGTCCCGTATGTCCATAACCACTCGCTATTAAATTATCAGTATGTTTTAGTATATCTTCTTTATCAATATCACCAACACCATCTCTTACTGGACTCCTATACATACTACAATCTATTAATATTTGACAATCAACATCGAAATTATAACTATCAAATATAGCTCTCTTTCCGCAGCCTGTTACTACTATATCAGCATCCACCATTTCATAATTTAATTTATATTCTGGTATTTTTGAATGCATTACGACTGGATATCCATCTTTTTGTAATATAAGTTGTGTTAACGGCTTACCTATTAATTCACTTCTTGATAAAATGACAACTTTCTTTCCCTGTATATTTGTAACATGCTCTATTATTCTAACAACACCAGTAGCTGTAGCAGGAACCATGGCTTTCTTATCACCATTAACAAGTAATCCCTTTTGATACGTTGTTAAACCATCAACGTCGAGCTCTGGTTTTAAATATCTTAAAGCCTCTTCTTTATCTAAATGTTTAGGTATTGGTAATTGTAGTATAGTAGGATGACGCATACATCCAATTAGTTCATTAAGCATATCCTGGTTAGTATATTCATCCAGTCCAAATATAGAACATTCTATTCCCAATTCTTCAGCTTTCTTTATCTTATTATTAACATATAATTTACCATCTTCGTTAGAAGACACTGTTACTATATTTAATCTAGGTTCATGACCATTTCTTTTTAGTCTATCAAGTCTACCCTCAAGTTCTATCTGCCATTTTTTAAGTATTTCTTTTGTATTTATTTCTCCCGAGTTCATTTTATAATCCTCCTATTGTTTATTTTTTACTAGAACCTAAAGATCCGATTCCTCTTTTTGATTTTATTTTCTTTAAAGCATTGTAATCCATAATCGAAATATCCATCTCTGGAACTGGTAACATTACAAATTGAGCTATGGCTTTTTCGTAAGGATATATTATAGGTCTACCTGATAAATATCTATGCTTTGGATTTTTAAACATTTCTAATAAAGTCTCACTCTCAGAAAGTTTAGATATAACCAAAGGACATTCGTTAACGTTAGTAATAGGTATAAACCATTCACCCCTATATCCTGAATCGATAACTCCAGCACCATATTTGATACCCTTACTACCAGTAGAACCTCTTTCTTGTATTTGCGCATAATATGATTTATCGAATGCTGTGGCTATACCAGTAGGTATCATAACTGTTTGTAGAGATTCTATAACAATATAATCCTCATCAAAACAAGGATATAAATCGTAACCAGCGTCTTCACGATTCTTAGTTGGTATAGTAGCGTTATCTTTAACCATTGCAAAATATAATTTATTATTCATTTCATTCCTCCTATTTTTTATCAACCCATTTTCTTTCATTGAATTGTTTCTTTTCTCTTATTGCTCTAGAGACAGCCAGATCTATACTTGAACGGCTCTTGAATGTGTAGTAATATAAATCTGTATACTTCGTATTAAGTCTATCTATACGTCCTGACGCCTGTTCCATTACCTTATATGAGTAGTTCTGTGAGTAGAATATCATAGCGTTTGTAGTAACACAATTCCACCCTTCACAACCAGCCGTATACTGAACCAAATATACCCATTTTTTAGAATCTGGGACTGGTTCGTGAGCATGTCCATTCCATTCAGCAACTTTAGTTCCTCTATCGAACTTAATGGATTTCAATATCTCAAGCTCATAGTCAAAGTTGTAAAATATAATCAATCTATCATGCTTCTTGGATAGCTCTAAAACTTTATCAGCTCTAGACTCGTCCATATTACAAACCTTTCGTAATAAATAACACAGTGAACCAGGATTTTCTATTGGTTTATTTTTATAAGGATCCCATCTATCTCTATTTATCGTTTTGTATAGAGTCCTATCATAATCCACATAGACGTCTTTATAATTTCTAACAGTCTTCCTTTTGTAATGCATATCCACTAATAAGTCGTTTCTATATCTTAGTAGTTTACCAGTACCTATGAACTTCTCTATCTTAGGAAATTTAGAGAATCTAGAATATACAGCATGCTCCTGTAAGAAAGCTGTTCTATTTTTATAGAAGCCGTTAGCAACAAACACTGGAATATAATCAGACCAAGTGTCTCCAGGAGTTGCCGATAATAATATCCATTTATTTCTTTTGGCTATTTTTAAAAATGCTTTAACCCAAGCGCCACTACCAACAACTCTCTGTTCATCAAATATAAAGAACGCGCCGCTAACATTACTATATTTTTTTATATTATTCCAACTATCTATAACTACTTTCTGTTTAGGATATATTGATAGTTTAGGATCGACATTCATGTTAAACGGAATCAATTCACCGTCCCATTCGTGAATATCTCTTTTATGTGCAGTTGTTATGATATACAAATCTCTTGGATTAGTCATCTTTTTGTAATACTCGGTATTTAATTCACCGCCGTGTAGCTTGTAAAAATATGCAAGAGAGGTTCTGGACTTACCAGTACCAACCCCTCCACATAATATGCATCCGTTTTTCATTTTGTTTATAGCTTCTACTTGATAGTCGTACATAGAAACTTTTTTACTTTTTCTTTCCATAATATCTACACCAAAATATTAAGTCTATCTATATCCTCTGGTTTATGTCCGTCCCATTCGGGAGCATTTACTAATTCTTTAACATCGAATCTATCCCAGAATTCTTTATCATAGTGATAACTGTAATCACCATTTGGTAAAGATAAACCTACTATAAACATATCGTCGTACATAGTTCCATCTGCATGCTTCCAACTCTTCCACGCAACGTCTTTATGAGTATTACAAATAATTGAAAATAACATCATCCTATGATAATATAGCTCGTCGAAAGTATGAAGACCATCAGATAATTTACCAGGATCGCTTAGTCTATTTACTTGAGATTGTACGCTCTCTAACGACGGCATAGCTGAATGACTTATATCCATACTACCTCCTATTCTATTTTTTCGTCTTTCTATATATTCTTCTTTTGTTATAGGTTCCATAGTACCGTCTTTTTCTGCTAAAAATAAATTGATATCTATTCTAGATCCAGTATTACTGTCTATTGCATAGAATATACCCTGAGTGTCGAAGTCTCCGTTTTTTTCGTCAACCAAGAAGTCCTCTGTATATATTACCACAGGTTCAGTGGGTGGTATATAAGGCATCGTTATTGGTGAAAAATAACGCTCAACTTCTTTACTTATTCTACCACTGTAATATCTAATATTGCTGTTATTAATATCCTCACATACAAATCTATCCACGTCTGAATAAGTTACATCACCAGTTAGTTTATTAACTGTCTTAAACACTGAAGTGCATCTTTTATTTTGATGCATAAGTTCGTCGCCTACGTCGGAGCATAAACCCCACTCATCATCAGAACCAGTTAAAGGCGTTAACGGTTTACAAGCTATTAATCGATTTAATACCTGTTTAGTAATACCTATAGACATTGTACTATGTCCATCGTCACATAAAGACATAAATGCTTTTAATGCACTATTATATACCCCTCTTGTCCAACCACAACCATCGCTATCGTTCATAGCTATTTCAATTTCCCTCTTAGCCCAATCACTTACATTTGCCATATTATTTCCTCCTCTTATATGAAACAAAAAATAAGGAGCCTTGTATACTTAAACAAAGCCCCTTTATATTATTTATTAGAATAATGAATCACCAAGGTCTTCTATATCATCGAAGTTATATTTAGCTGCAAATTTATCTTCTCTAATCTCAACATACATTGTGTGAACGTAAGCCTTAACACCAACTTTACCATTTACTTCCCAATTATAAGGTCTTATTATTAAATCCACATTTTCAATTTCAGCGAAGTCTAAATTACCTACTGTGAATTCATCTAATAATGTTTTCTTTCTACCAGCGATCATATATACCTTAGGTGGTATTTTCCCATAAGCAACAGATACTTGTAAACAATAAGCAACATCGTCTTCGTCATTTCTAGGTTGTAATATTCTTAAGTTCCAACCTTGTTCTTTTAATTCTTCACCAGTCTCTTTATCAAATATAACACAGAAGTTTCTGTTACCACCTCTGTTAAATTTACTTTCCTTACCTGAAAAGTTTCTAAATGCAATTTTAGCGTTTTCCACTACTAAGTTCTTTTTAATCATAATTAATCCCATCCTTTTCTATTTTATAATTTATAAATTGTTGAGAGGCTGTGAATATAGATATTCATAACCTCTCATAATATACTTTGTATTTTTCGCGTAAATAACTCCTAATGTCTTCTTGTTAGAATCGCTGAGTAAATCATCAAACATATTATTAACGCCTTAACAACCTCCTTGGTTACTTCTATTTTATCCATAACTTTTTAATCCTCCTATCCTACATATCCTGATGCAAAAAGACCTGCTCCAACACCTAATCCAACGCCCATTATAATAATCCCTAATATTTTTCTCTTATCAGAATCGTTAAGTAAACCACTAACAACCTCCTTAGTCGCTTCTACTTTATCCATAACTTTTCTACCCCCTCTTTTAAGTAAATTGAATACTCTTTTCATAAATATCCCTCCTATTCTATAAACGCTTCAGCGTCCGTATATTTTCCTATAGATTCTATAGCATCATCTACAAGATTTTGATAGAACCTCTTGTCTATACTATCAATCTTATTTAACTCTTTTATAGTTTCTGCGTTAGCCCATCTGAATCCTTTAGTGCCTGTTACCGCATCGTATTTTATAGAACCGTCTTTAGCTAATGCTTCTTTAACTAATAGACCACCTCCGTGTCCCGGCTTAATCGGACAGAAGCAACCAACCTTACCTATGAATGAATAGTTGTGACCCTTTGCTATTTCAGGGTCAAATAACGCATGGGCTTCTTCTAACACTCCCAAAGGAATTATACCCTTTGCATATTCTTTTATACTATCTTCCAGAGACTTCTCGTGTTTACTTACGTCTGGTAGGTTTTCATTGAAATCTAGATGCATAGCAGTCTTAACAGACTTAGTTTCACACATATCATCTATAGTTATTTCCTCATGTGAGAATAAAGTTTTAAATACATATGGAACAGCGAATTGCGTACCAGTCGCAGTCCATTTATTTTCCTTCTTTTTATTGTCCCCAGGAATATAACCATACATCTTCTTACACTCTTCTTGAGAAGCATATTTAGCGATGTATACCGCGTTATTTACTAGACACATTTTCTTATAAGTAGCCTCGTGTTCGAATTCGTATCCGTACTTCTTACCGAATTCCATTACAAAGTCTATAATTTCTCTAGTAGCATTAGGTATTTTGATAGAGTCTGTCTTAATATGAGCAACTGTGAATCCACGTTTCTCTACTTCATATTTTAAATCTATCATAAATAGAGCTCCTCTTTTAGCAACTATATTGTCAACATTTCTTTCATCTCTAAATGGATTTGTAAACCCAGCACTTGTTAATCCATAAACTGAGTTTATAGGAGTCTTAAGAGCTGTTGATAATATTGCTAACTTAACATCGTCATCGATAACATATGGAGCGAACTTTCCATCTAATATTGATCTAGCTGTCTCGAAGTCTTTATGTTTTATAGATATACGTCCATCAACCAAGTCCTTGAAACGCTTAGTATATTTAGGACCAAATAAGCATTCGGCTATTATACTATGAGGATGCATTGATGCTACGTCTAGTAAGGCAACGTTTTCGTGATATCCATGTTGTGCTTCTACATATCCACCTTCCCCTACTTCAAGTCCTCTATAAGTAGACTTGCCGAATTCAAATTTGTATCCTGGGAAATATGGTAATACAGATTTACTACCGTCCCAAGCAGTGAAGTTCATATCCAATGATGTTTCTTTTTCTATGAATTCGTACGTATCCTCATCTAAATCTCCTGCTGTCACAGCTTTACTAAGATCTCTGTAATTAAATTCATTTTGAGGATTTCTATTACCATTGAATATTATGGCAGTTGTTAATCCATTCGTAGAATCGTTAACAGTCTTACCAGCTATTTCAGATAATATAACTCTAGTATCAAAGTCAGCTTTTAAATGATTGAATACTGCTTCAGTTGCTAACACGTCATCGTCACAGTATTCTGCAACTTTAACCCACATGTCTTCAGGTACCGGTTGATCCCAAGGCAATCCTAATTCATGGTGTTTTATACCTAATTGTATTTCCCATTTCTTAAGCGATTGTTTATTTCCAGCAGATGCAAAATCGTATACATCAGTGTATGATAAATTATAAGCTTCTGAGAACATTGCATTAGGTGAACCATTTATTATTCTTTGAGATAGTTCGAATAAGTCTTCAACTGAATATCCCATCATTCTAGCATATAAAATATGATTATCGTAACGTCTATTGTTGAAACCTATAAGTCTGAATTGACATAGTCTCTCAATATCAACTGGACTAGGATTTATCATTCTCATAACTTGTTTACCTTCCCCTTGGAATTTCCAGTTAACAAGGAATAAGTTAGGGAATACTTCTATATCATAGAATACAATAGCATCACTATTTGAGTCAACTGGTTCTGAAGCATCATCTGATTTATACTTCATTTCATTAACTAGTTTTAAACAATATTCAGACTGATTAGTACTACTAGCAGCAAATGATAATATAGACGGCCTTAGATCAGTTACGTCATATTTTAAACCTTTATTATACGCATCGCTTAATAATTTGTGTATAAAATCCACACTAGGTTTTGTAGCGTCATGATATTCTTTTCTAAGATTTCTTATTATCATAACTCTTAACATTTTTTCGTTTTTAATTATATCTTTATCTACCATTTTTCTTCTCTCCTCTTTTAAAGGTAGACCTGATGATATAGTCGATATTTGAAGATTGTTACACTTGGATAACTTTCTTCTTAATGAACTATTACCAGTGTAAACCTTTATTTCAATATGCTCATCATACACTCTACTCAACTTGCTAGCATCTCCTGAGTAAATATAATGTAGATGAATTCCTTTTCCACTTTTACTTAATTCGGCATACGTCTCTGGCCACTTAGACGCAGCTTCTAGATTATTTTGAAGACTCTTCTCTCCACTAGAGTCAGGAATATCAAAGTCAATAACTATATGATTTTCTGGTACCTTTACGTAGTGTAATTCACTCGTATTCAAATCACATAGTGTTGTTGTAACGTTACTCCATTTATTTAAAGGCGTACCGTCCTTAGTAGTTAATTGAGCAGGATATGTCTTAGCTACTTCATCAAATATAGATCCTTGTTCAGTCATATCAAGCCAACTCTTCTTTTTCACTACCTTTATTTCAGGTTCTTTCTCACCGTTAAATTTATCTTCTAAGAAACCTATATAGTAGCTTCTAGCTCTCTTACCATCTGGTAATGTATGCCTATCTCTAAACTCTAAGAAATAGTTTTTAAATTCTTCTCTAAAGGCTCTTTTGGATAATGGATAAGGCATATTTGAATCTTCACAATAATTCTTATATATCTCCCATCCTAAAGTTAACGGAACATCTTTAGCTTCTGAGAACGTTATATAGTTATCAGATATAAAGTTATAAAAGTCGTTCGTAGAGCCTAACATTTCAGTTGGAACATACGAATCATAATATTTAGGATCGTCTAAATATACATCAAGACAATGATGAGCTATACCACTTAGTTGAAATGGTATCTTATTCATTATATCTCGGTATTCATCACTATCAAGTTTATTACCAGTCGGACTAACATCTATAAGTCTTCTTATTAACCCAGATTTAGCATCTGTTATCTTTACTGGTTTATTTGTACCCATCATAAGGAAAGCCTTAAAGCTATTAGTGTACGAAGATTTGAACTTTTCGTTAATAGTCATTTCTTCGTGTGATACTAAACTGTTTATTTTTGTATTGTCCTCTATTCTAGATAAATCACCATCATGTTGAATAGCTACTAGTGGATTACTTCTGAACGATTCAAGAGCAAATGAGTTATTATTTGAACCCAATGCTCTGGCGTCGAATACAGAATAATATCCTTCAAACAACATTTGTACTATATTTAATATTGTAGATTTACCTGTACCAGCAGATCCATAGAATACCATAAATTTTTGTATCCATTTTGAATCACCACTTACTATAGAACCTATAGCCCATTCTATTTTATGAGCTTCTTCCTCGCTATATAACACACTTAATAATCTATCCCAAGCAGAATGTTCTCCTCTCTCTAAAGGATATCCTAATTGTCTACTTGAATAATTTTCTCTCTTTCTTTCCATGTTGGAGAATATTAATGTTTCGTCAAGTGGCGTAAAGTTATTAATCGCTTGTTTTTGACAATATTTTTTCCACTTATCTATCAGACAGTTATCTGCGTTAACTAGAAGTTGAGGTGATGCTTTATCCCCATAATTCTCGTTAGCGTAATTCAATGTCATTTGGTCAATTAGTCTAATTGCGTCAAATTCATCAGTAGACCATTTTTGTAATTCGTCATCCCATATTGAATAGAAAGAATTACCTCTAATCATTAAGTCTTTTGATCTTATAACTTTGAACGATGGAATAACCTCCATAACGCCTGCTTTGTTTAGTTTACATGATATTTTAACGAAATCTAACATATTCTCCATCACCCCCCATCTTGTACATATATTTTTATCTTATATAAACGCTAGCAAGTAATGTTAGACCTACCGCAATCATCATCAAACTCATTTTATTTAATATTTTTTTCATATATAACTCTCCCTTATTTTATAATCTATAATAAATTGTTAAAGAACATACACATTTGATACCAAATTTCCATATGTCTAAAGTCTTTTTCGTTATTATATACGGTGAATAGACCGCCTTCACCATTCGGTTTATATTCTCTTTCTAAGAACCTGAGTATTATAACTTTAAATTCGCGATATGCAGTATCAGAATTGTAGAAGATTTCATTTGTCATGCCGTATAACCCAAGTGATTTAATCATTATCCAGAACCACATAGCTGACCTATCACCGAAATCAGCATCAGACATTATAGTATCCTCTATACGAATTGCTAATGCAACCATCATTTCTAACACACTACACCTATGAGATTCGAATAACCTATCTATTACAACTTTAGGTATATTACATTCGTCAGCAAATCTATATCGTAATTCACATCCGTCTATTAATCGATTATCGTCTAAAGGTATTATAGCATAAAATTCTTCATCGTTTAAAAGACTAAGTAATTCACTATATCCTTTACCATCCACAATTTGATACATCCATTCGAAGTATTCTTCTTTTATATTCATTATAGTCCCACCATCCTTCTAATTCTAGGCGGAGCAACGTCTACAAATCTATCGATATCTCTTACTACAGAAAAGTCCATTCTCAAGCGCTCGTTTCTAATCCATATTTGATCGTCGTCATATGAACCGAAATAAGTATCGAAATCTTCGCCTATAGTATTTAATATATCCTCGTCTGAAATTGGCATACCATAGCTATCAGTCACATATCCATCTGCGTAGTACGTATATTCATCAGAGTCATATTCGTCAATCTCTTCGAACTCGTCTGGAGTTATGTTATACGGTTTAGAGGTATCTCTAACTTCTTCTAGTCTTGGTATCGTTCTTTCTATGAAATCTTCAGCTTCTTTTTCTACACTGTATTGTAAATCAGCTAGTAATTTTTTATAAGCCTCATCGTCAATTGATCTTATTTTGATTTCGTCATTGCTTGTCTCTTCATTTTCCACAGACGTATCATTCGCCTCCTCTGTAATAGCTTCTTGAGTTTCGCATTCTTCATACTCAACATCATCATTTATTTGTGATTTATATTCAATATATTTTTTTGCAACAAAGCCACCAACAATAGCCCCTGCTACAAACGCTAAACTAGTTTTCCAAAAATTACTCATTATATTTCCTCTCCTTTATTTTTATATGATAAAAGTAATAGAGGGCATGAACACCCTCCGAATTAGAATTTTGATAATATATCTCCGTCTACATTAAAGTTTAGGTCAAACGCATTGCTATCGAATCTAACATCATTGTAAGTTTCACAATCTGTTAAACCGAAATCAACGAATCCATCACCTTCACCATCAAGCACCCAACCTACAATTTGACCTGCTTTAGTTCTAGGTAAACCTAATCTATCATAAACGTCATTTAAGAATAAATATCCTTGAACTCTTAATACATCGTTCGCCCAATTTTCTTCACTTCTTAATGTTGCTTCATTTTGAAATTTATCTTTTTCCCAGCAAGGTGAATATTTATCAAATCTAACTTTGTATAAAGAATCAATAGGTTCGCCTTGTGTCTTTTCGTATGTTACAACCCCATCTTCATCTACATGTTTAACTGCTTCTACTCCGTCTAAAACTTCTTGAGCTGATAAACCTGCTTCTGCTCCATTTTTTAATTTAGCTACTAATGAAGTATATGCAGTAGTACAAGCTGCTAGAGCTGCTGATAAAGCAAGTTGTCTATTCTTTTGAATCTTATATGCAGAGAATACTGATGCTACTGTAGCCGCATATAAACCTGCTGGAACGGCATACTCTTTTGCTAAAGCTAATGCGTACTTAGTATATTTTTGCTTTAATTCTAAAGCTGCGTCTTCTTCAGATAAAGCACCAGTGTTAAGTTGTAATTCCATATCAGCTTTTTCTACTTCTAATTTAGATTTTAAAACTAAAGACTTCTTAGCTGCTCTATTAGTCATAATTAAACTAGCTGTACCTGTAACTAAACCTAATCCTAATAATAATTCTGGAGCATTTCTCTTAGCTCCTAATTTAACCTTACCTACTAATTGTGTTATTTTTTCGTTCATAATAAATACCTCCATTTAATTCATATATTTTTTTTCATTTTGAAATTTTAGAGAGGTTGTTATACCCCTCCATTTAATACTTTGTATTTTTCGCGTAATTATTTTGATTCTAAATAATTTATTAAATGATTAACATACCATCTTATTTTCTTAAGATCCTCAATACCATTTTTCTTTTTCCACCTACAAGCGTATTTGATTATATTTCCAGTGTCAGTAGCTTCTATACCATTTAACCCTTCCGTAAACGCTTCTATGACATCTATAGTTTCTAAACCATTTTTAGTCTTGTAGTGTGCTGGATGATTAACCATATCTTTTTTAACTGGTTCTGGCTTCTTAACTTCATATTTCTCAATATTGTTGAAAGGGCACGATGTAATTTCGCATTTACCATTCACATCATATATTATACATCTCTTACATGGATTGTCGGTGTTTAACTCGTCGTCAACAAACATATCATAATCCTCACATTTAAGAAAGCTCACACACCCTTCTTCTCCATTTAATCTGCATCTATCACACTTATTCATAATTAACATCCTCCTATCTAATACTTGACGGTCTTTGTAACTTTAAGAAAAACTCGCCTTGTCTATTTCTCTCTACTGAAGCAGACCTTGTTGATGTCCAACCATAGTTTTGATCAGTGTACCCATTACCAGTTTTACCAGCTAAGTCAAATAAATCGGCAACTGTTACAACACCATATTGTTCCACTATTTCATCCATTCTGTTTAGAACTTCTTCAGCATCTTGTCTGTATTCGAATGTTATATCGTCGTACGAATACCTATCTGAAGTTCTGTGCAAGTCTCTTCTACTATTTCTATCGTCGTAAAAATCTCTATATGATATTCTGCTAGCGTTAGATGAACTTCTTCTTGATGAACTTCCACCTCTAACTTCTCCATAAAATAACATATCTATAGATCCCTTAATAAGTTGAGTTATCGTGTCTTTAACAACAGGAATAATAACATCGTATATAGCGTATTCCTTTATTGACTTAGCTTCCTCAGAAATAATATTACTTGCTATTTTTGATATCTCGCTTTTCTTTTTAGTCTTGACTTTGCCTTTAACAACCTTAGTCACTTGCTTCTTAGGCTCTTGTTGACTTTCTCTATTTTTTATAGAATTATTTACATAGTTATTTGTATAATTATTTGCCATTTTGATTTCACCTATCCCCTTTACGTTATTTTTTGTACAAAACGAAAAGGAAAATACTCTGTTAAGAGTACTTCCTCTAAATTATATTATTCTTCTTCAGAATCTTTTGTTTCTTCTTCAATTATCTCCACTTCAGTTTCATTTGGTTTCTTTTCAACCTGTTCGATTATCTCTACTTCACTAGTAGTTTTCTTAGATTTTCTCTTATCCCATAGTTTCTTTAATCCATAACCACCAGCAATAACTCCAGCTATTATAGCTGCTCCAATTGCTAAGTTTTTAGAATCTAAAGACTCCATAGTTTCAGTAGTTTCCTCTAAGATTTCTACTGGCTCCATAACTTCAATTACCTCTTCAATGTTGTTTAAATTTTCCATAATAAATACCTCCATAAAATAAATTATTTTTTTCTCATAATAGTGTTTGTAAATTTCGCGTACTACCAATCACCATGACTTACATATAATGGAACAGGCTTGTTTACATAATTTAATATAAGGTATGGATTACCATATTTGTCCACGTCACTATCAAATGATATTTCCATCATATCCTTATCTGTTTTCCATCCAATAAGATTACCAGCTCCTATTTGTGGAATATTTATTTCACTATAAAAATCATTAACCGTCATCAAGTAATCGTTGAATAATCTCTTATTGATTAGATTAACCGCTCTTTCAACAGCAGTTACACTAGATCTAAAGTATCTACCAGAGAACATATCATATATTAAAGTATCACCATCACCAGTGTGTGTTACATACTCGCTTTCGTTATTTTGAATTATTATTGGTTTTTGTCTTTCTCTAGCTACAGATTTATTTACTTCAGAGTCTATCTCTCTAGCTTTTTCTTCACCAACGATTTCTTTTGTCTTATTCTTATATTCTCTAAGTGTATTCTCAGATAAAGCGTATACTGTAGCAAGTGCTGTGTTTCTTTTAACGTTCTTAGTAGTTCCTAATATTATACATGCAGCAGACGCCGCACTTAATCCAGCAGCTGGAATATATTCTTTCCAAGTAGCCTCTACTACTTCTTTTCTCGTTAAGTATGTCACACCTAAATCTACTTTCTTATCTTCAATCTTATCTAAAGCTTTTGGTGTTGCTTTAACAGCTAAAACAGTAGACGTAGCCATTCCGACTACACCTGCTGATATAAGCAACTCTGGACTATGCTCCTTTACAAAGTCTATTGATTTTGATAAAATATTACTAATCATTTATATATCCCTCCGTAAAATTTAATAAATTTTTTATTATTTCGCTAGCGTACTTATATCTAATATGTCGTTCTTTATTACGCTCATAGTACGACGTGTAATCGTAATATTGCATATTAAGAACTTCGCGTATTAAACTAACACATACATATCCACTATACTCGTTAACTGCTAGTAGTGTTTCGTTTATAGCCCAAGCTGAATACGATAGTTTATCGAGTCTATCTTTTCTCATTCTACCGTCTAACATCTCGTCCTTTAATACTTCAAACTGCATTTTGAATAAATCTAATAACCAAGCTGCATCGTCGCTCAAATAAACCCCTCCTTATCTTTCAAACGTTAAGAGTCCTTGTACAGAACTCTTATTGTTTATTATTCGGCCAGTTGTCTTTGAACTTCTTTTCTAACCATTTCTTCTAGTTTCTTGTCATCTAATTGTTTTTGTATAATGCTTATACCAAACCCAACTAGTGTAACAACGGTCCCTATAATTTTAACAGTTTTTTCATTGTTCATATTATCACTCTCCTCATTTAATAACATGTATTTTTTGCGCAAGACAAAAAGGTAATGTAGGATTCGAACCTACGACCTCCACGGAAATGTGGCGCTCTAACCAACTGAGCTAATCTACCCTCTCATAATAGGAATTGTATTTTTCGCGTAAGACAAAAGTAAAAGCCTATTTGGCTTCTACCTTAGATGAATCTTCAATTCGGTTTAATGTATCATTTATATCTTTAGCTATTAATTTAACTATATACCTTACAAACATTATTCCTAATACCACAACTCCTATATTCATTAATGATATTACTCCTAATCCTATTAAAGTACCTATAGCTACTAATAAACTTCCAATTCCTATCATGTTAAATCTCCCCTTAAAATTATTTTCTTCTCATAATAGGACTTGTATATTTCGCGCGTCAAACGAAAAAGATAATGCTCTGTAAGAACACTATCTTAAATGTTTTTAGATCGTCTTTCTTAATAATTCCATAGCATTGGCTATTTCTTCCTTAGACGCACCTTGCTCAATTAATCTTTCTATTATACGAGCTTCAAAGTCTTGTTTCTCTTTTAGTCGCTTATTTTTTCTAACAGAATTTACTAATAGACCTATTCCAGTTAGTGCAAATGCACCAGCTCCAATAGCCATTAATACATCCGTAGTTTTAATAGCGGCATTAGTAACTAATACTTCCTCCTCGTTAATATTTGTTAATTGTTGATTGTTGTCTCTTTCCATAATAAATACCTCCGAAATTCTTAATTCTAAACTTTCCATAACAGGGTATGTATTCTTCGCGTACTAAGAAAAAAAAAATAGAAGTCCGTGCATAAAGCACTAGACTCCATTTTGATTATTATTTAGTAGGTTTAAATTTTCCTAATAAACCTTTGAATGTAGTTGAAGTGAACGAACCTTCCTTTTCGAATTCTAAACCTCTGTTCATCCAAATACCATAGAACATTAACGGTGCTACTACCCCTACGATTTCAACTCCTGTTTTTACTCCATTCCATATTTTAGAATGTTTTAACTCCTGTTGCTTTTGTAAACTATCAAATTCAAGTTTATCTTTGCTAAGTGTTAATTCATTCTCCTTATTTAATGTTTCATATAAGTCTGATATCCTAGTTGTAATATCCTTATAGTCATCTGATACTGGATCTACTTTAGTTAACTCCCCAAGTAATCTTTCAATTTCATTTTCAATTTTTTCAACGATTATATCTTTCATAATATAATACCTCCTAATTATTTTCTCATAATAGGGCTTGTATATTTCGCGAAAAGAAAAGGGAATGTATAATTCCCCATTCGTATTTTACTTGATTCGTGATATTTATCAAATCAGCAATATCTATTAAAGACATAGTCATTTTGAATTTCTTGGCTATGTTTCTCATTTAATCGCCTACTAAAAAAAATAGGGATAGTTTTACGTGTTACCTCCCTCTCACGTTTTACGCTATTTCTTATCTACTAGTTTGTCACTAACCCCTGGAATATATCCATTAACACCTTCTATCGGGTCATTTAAAACTCCTAATATTATAAGAATACTACATATAGTTTGTACTATGCCTATAACTTTTTCCGAGTCTATATCAACTCCGAATTGTACTAGTAAGCTTACTATTAAACCAGCAAGAGCTATAAGTGTTCCTTTATTATTCAATCTTGTTAATAAACTTTTAATTATATTATTCATATAAATACCTCCTATTTATTAAAAGCGTCTAAGAATCCATCGAAACCTGCAGCTTTAAGTTTTGCCAATCTTTCTTCAGCGTTCTTCCTATCTTTAAAGCTTCCACAAACAACTCTATAATATAAACCACCGCTATTTTGATTTGGTTTAGATGCCACTTGCTTAGGCACATAAGATACACCTAGCCATTTACAAACGCCTTTAGCGATAGCTTCTCCGAATGCTTCTCTTTTAGCTTCAGTATCAACCGCTTGTATATCTCCACTATCCATGAAAGCGCATTCAACTAATACAGCCGAACCTACAGTTTCCCTTAATACATGGAAGTTAGCTCTTTTAACACCTCTACCGTTGTTAAGTTTAGGAACTATCTCATTGTATATAGAATTAGCTAAGTTTAGAGTTGATGAACCAGCATTGTTGTATAAATATACTTCAGTTCCGTCTCCGCCTCCAGCGTTGTTGTGTATTGATACAAAGCAGTTAGGTCTTAATTTGCGTTCTAATGCTGATCTTTGTGATAGAGAACCTGAAGCATATGTTACTTCAACACCAGATCTAATTAAAGCAGCTCCAGCATGTCTACCAATAGAGTTATTTAAGTCTACTTCCCTAAAACCATTAGCAACAGCACCTGTATCACAATGTAAATGTCCTAAATCAATTATTACTTTTTTACTCATTATTTAATGACCTCCTTTTTTATATCTTGAACTATTGTCTTTACGTCTTTTATATCCTCTTTCATAGAATTGAAATGGTCAATAAAAGTTCTATTAGTATCAACCAATTTTTCATTTGTAGTTGTTAAGTGTTCACAAGTGTCTAATACTCTTTGAAACAATCTCATAAAAACTTTGTATATGATCAAACCTGTGCCACAAGCAACTGCAATTGGAAACCCAACATTAGATATGAATTGTCCAACGTCACCCATTAATTCTCACCCCTTCCTTATACACATTTGCTTCTGAATTCCGTTATCTTTTGATCATATTCCGCTTTATGAGCTGCATATAAAGACTCGTTAAATATCTGAGGAGCTGGGAATGCGTACAGGTTATCATTTTCTTTAACAGCATATGCGATAAGAACCAATGCTTCACCACCGTTTACTATATCAGTTTCGGTTATAGTAAGCTTCTTCTCTATATTTATACTTTCTTTAATATTCATTTTGAATCATACCTCCTTTCGAGATTTTTATAACAAAAAAGGGATAGTCGTATGAATCTATCCCCATTGTTTTTATTTGTTTATATTTTACATTCATCAGGATATCTTATAACTCTATATGAGCACAAATCGTTTTCGAATGTGAAATTAGTCTCACCAGTTGAGAAGTTTATTTCATCGAATACAACTGATGTATCTGGTTTTCCCTCATCTGTGCCCAAACCTCCGTAACCTATAAGAAATGTTTCTGTATCATCATCTAACAGTATTGCTGATCCCATGAACATACTTCTCTTTCGTGGTGTAACGTATTCCTTGAATTTGACTAATTTCTTATTTTCTTCGTCTAGCCAATACCTACAAACTCTACTATTGTCAGTAGAACAACCAGAGTTATCGAAGATAGTAAAGCTACCATCGGGTTGTATCCTTATATCATGTTGAAGGAACCCACAATGAGCTTCGGTCATTCCCCCGAAGTCTATTCTACCGCCACGTCCAAATAACCATAATACGGCACCAGTTTTTCTATCTATTTTGGCTATTCCAGTATGTCTGAATGATGCAATAAAATTATTATCTTTAGGGTCTATAGCCAACGCATTTAAATGACAATAGTCATTGTAGATTGCCTGTGCTTCTCCATAATTAGTAAAATCTTTATGGAAACAAGAATAATTATAGAATTCTGGGTGGTTTACAGACTCCCAATGAAATACTATTTTATTGTCTTTTATTTCTTGGATAACACAATTACAAGCCTTATAACTGCCTGATAACCCCGGAACATTATCCACAACAGTTCCTACATATGCTGATAAAATGTAATGGTTATCGTCTATATATTCAAAGAAGTGGTTTTCACCTGGATGTCCTTCTGGTACGTTACCCCTTGCTTTTAACTTAATATCTCGTTTTATAAAGTCAAAATTTTCATCTACTATATTATAATATTGTGTAAAATAACCACCTGTACTAATTTGGATTGGCTCGCCACCTTGAACTCCATAAATGTATCTCAATTGACCTTTTGAATTGTAACGTTTTTCAAAGTTATAGGCGGTTCTGCCTAGCTCTTTTTTAAATATAATAGCACCGTTCGGGTCCAATACCTTACCTTCACTACCATTATATGGAATACAATAAATATTACCATTGTATTTTGAACGACCTTTAATCTTGCTTTTATCTATAGGGAATGCTTTTAAGCTACCTGCGTTATCTACATTAATGGATTTTAAATCACCTTTCACGTCTCTAATTCTTGCTGTTGAATTATAGTTTACGTCTTTTGATTCATTAATGTGATTTGTAGTGTTTACAGGACATAATATACTCATATTCACACTACTTAGTATATTTGTTATTCCTTTATAAGCATATAATTTTGTTATAGGGAATTCGTCGTTGTCTACAATAATTTCATTAGATTCATATTGCTCAAAATCAGTTCTTTTATTTCCTAATTCAACTTGAATGTTCGAAAATCTAACAAAGTGATAATATTCTAATGTTTCTCCAGCACAACCTACAAAGCTGACTGATAATGTTCCGTTTGCGTCTGTATAACCACCATAACAGTAAGCACTAAATCCTGCAGTATTTTCTATCACATCTGCAGAAGCAGTGTAATAGGCGTTTGGTAGTAAGTTGTGTACTTTATAGTAGCATAGTGCATAGCTTCCTCCGTTACCTCTAAATCTTATGTCATTATGGCTATAAACCGTATCCACAATTAATTGTTGACCGATTGGTCTGTCTCCTACATAATATTCATCCTTGTTAGCAGAAAATACATTTTTTCTACAAGCAATTATTTTACCGTTTCCACTACTAGTTATCTTGATCTTATAACTAATAGTATCTTCAATATTAAATGATTTTCCGTTTAGTTTTTTATAAGATAATGAGTCTGAAAAAGCAGCTTGGATCTTTTCAAGTTCACTTGTAAAGCTGAGGTCTTTGACACTTTCAGCATTTAATACAAGTCCACAATCATTTAGCACGTTAGTTGATCCGCCGAAGGAGTTTAGTCTTGATACAGGAAATTTATCGTTGCTATATAGTGTTATTTCATTTTGATTGTATCCTTCAAATTTAGTTCTTTTATTTCCTAATTCAACTTGAATGTTTGAAAATCTAACAAAATGAAAATATTCTAATGTTTCTGTAGTACAACCTACAAAAGTAACCATTAGTGTACCTTTACTATCTGTGGTACCTCCATAACAGTAAGCACTAAAACCTGCTGTATTTTCTTTTATATCTGCACTAGCAGTGTAATAAGTGTTTGGTATTAAGTTGTGTACTTTATAGTAACATAGTGCATAGCTTCCACCATTACCTCTAAATCTTATATCATTAGCATTGTTAACCGTATCGATAACTAATTGTTGACCCTCAGCTCTATCTCCTACGAAATACTCGTCTTTATTAGCGGAAAACACATTTTTTCCACAAGCAATGACTTTAAATCCGTCATGTGGTACATATTTATTATGCGTATTCAAGTTCTCTATTTGCATAGTATTTAAATAGTAATCAATATCAGGACTTTCACTAAACGCTCCATACCATACAAATAAGTATTTTGCACCTGCTGGTATTGGTACACTTGCATATGAACGACCTTTATATTTTGGACTTTCCTTGAATTTATCAAAAGTCATTGGAACACTACCAGCGTTAGGTTTTTCCCTAAATAATGCTATCATTTTGACGTCGCCAGGGGTTGGTGTTCTTTCACTTACGGTTATTGTTCCTCCTAAATATTTAGTAACATCAAACAAAAATCCGTAATTTCCACCACCGGCTATTAACATTCCAGTATCAGCATTACACCATAAACCGTCTAGCATTTCTACATTACTTTTACTAAATAGATTTTTTATAGTTGTTTTAAAACTCTTTATAAACAAAGGCGCACCAGCACATGTGTTTTCGAAGTTAAGTGAAGGTCCCTCTTTTTCTTCTGTTAATGAGCTATTCATTACCATTTTTTTATTTTCCAAGACTTCATTATTCACTTTTTTAAATTGTTCTCTTACTGAATCACCCGCACTATCATAAGTAACTCCGTCCGCACCAATTCTAATATCTATTAACTCTGCGTCTGCTGTTGTGCTGCCTCCTTCTAGTTTAATTAAATTATCTATTCTTTTTCTTTCAATATCGACTTCTGCTTTTGTAGCTTTAGTTTCCAATTTTGAATTTAGTTTTTCAACTTCTTCCTTAAACGTATCAATCTTCCATAAAGCATTTTCTAAAGCTCCAAATTCACTAGCTGACTCTAAAAGTACATTGGTATTCAAAGACTTTATAATATTCATTTCTATCGGTATTATTGATAACTTTTTACCGGCCTCATATATTATCAGTTCTAGTTTAGCCATTCCAGACACTATAAGCGATTGAAGAGATAACTCTAAAACACACCTACCGTTTTCAGCGTCTAAAATTTGTAAATCATTAAATACTATTCTTTTATCGGGTTTAACCATTAAACATCTTACTGTTCTACCAACAAGTGAAAATGGTAAGCTGTTATCCAATAGACGAAACTCCAGATATCTAGAGCCTATATCTCCTTCTTTAGCTGTTATTTTGACGTGAGAGTCTTTCTTTACATCAAACTCTATAAGTTGTGTAATCATTCTCATTCCTCCTTTATTTATTAACTTTCAACGTGATACTACAGTTTACTATATTTATATAATTACTCTGAGCTGTACTATTAACATAAACTGCAAGCGAGTTACAAGTACCGTTCTTAAGAGATTCAACAATCGACTTTGGCAGTGTAAACGTCTTAGTCTCACCCCATCTCAATGTTCCGAGATGCGTTTGATTACTATATGATGGAGTACCACTAGCACTTGAGCAGGTTGATCCGTTTATATATACATTACTAGCACCACTTAACCCACCACTATTAGCTCTAGTAAGAGTTATAGTATTTCCATCTAACACAGTCCCATTTAAGAAAGTCCTTATACTACCCATGTCGAAGAACATATGTCCGCCTCTCAAACCGTAACCCCAAGCACCTTGTTTACAATCAGTGTCGCTCCAGTTAGAATATGAATAAGCGTAAGTTCTATGGGATGTCCAGTTGAAAGTTTGTGTATAGTTAGAACTTGGTGGTACTGGTGGTTTTGTTCTAAACGACCCGGTTTGAGTTCTTTCGGCTCCTATCAATAAACATTTACCACTGTGTTCTTCCTTGAGTCCATATGGTCTATACCCACCATCACTACCCCCATAAGTAAATATAGAACCATCATATAATCTAAAAAATGATGCACAGTTACCAACACTATCTCTATCGGATACTATTGACATTGATTCTAACTGATAGGCATTATACGTATCACAAAAATCTATGTTAGAACCTCTAACCTTGCTATTCGAAACTTTAATGCCCCAATTTTTACAATTTATATTTATTAGATTAACGTTTGCATAAGCGCAATCCAACACTGCTATACCGTGCCCATTTCCGGCATCACATAATATAGCGCCATCGTTGGAGTTGTATGCTGTACGACCTCCAGTTACTCTAATAGGTAATTGTAATCTTGCCAAATAAATACACCAATTACCAGTCCCAGGAGACCTGTGAATACAATTCTTATGGTAATTAATATTCAAGTACCCACTACCCTTAAGACCTATTAAAAATAACGTATCTCTTATTTCTGATGATGTTGTTAGTATGTTAATTGTTACATCTTTATTTATTATCGGATTAGACTCTAAAGCCATTCTAAGTTGACTGAAAGATGTGAATGGATTATCTATAGTACCAAGACCTTCTCCAGAGAAATCATGATTGACGTACAGATTAGCGTCCCCAGTATATATATTCTCTATATTATTAGCAAATACTTTATTGGCTTTTAATTCAGACCAACTGTCCTCACTTGCTAAAGAGGCTATAGTTTCATTATTTTCGTTTAATATATAAAAACCTTTCTCGCTTATTCTAGTTCTAGTATTAGCTTGTGTGTGAGAGAATTCAAAGAACTCGTCGTCTAGTGACATTATAAGCTTTCCTCCAATAGAAGATATCGCACCACCCTCTATCATCATTGCTGTTATTTTATAAGCGGTCGCTTCATCTATAACAAGCTTTCCATTTTGACCGATTCCAACATAAGGTCCATTATAACCATTCTTACTAACACCAAGTCCTTCTTTATTCCATCTCCAAACAACAACCGAAGAATTAATATCTTCAGTATCCATTATAAGAATCTCGCTAGGATTCTTTGGAGGATTTAATCTAACGTATCCGCCACTATTACCAGTTATATCGTTGGTTAGTTCTTCCATAGCCTTCTCGAAATAACTCACAGTTTCTTCTTTACTACTATCTATCTTATCAATTACGTCTTGATTACCTTGTACTATACCATCTGACAAGTTTTTCACAGACTCCCCGATTTCTATAGAGTCATATCTATCAGTCTTAATGTTGTAATAAGTTTTTATACATCTAGCGGTAGTGCTAACATTGGCAGCTTCAAATATTACATTGACCGTATCACCTAAGTCTATCTTATCTAATAAACCATACTCTTGATATTCTTTAGAATTTGACAATTGTAGGAACGATAACGTCAAAGAAACTTTAGGTATTCCTAACTTTTCCTTATTTATATATTTAACAGCTGCTTCTCTTATTTGTTCTTCACTTGGTTTGTTCTCAAACTTATCGGATATATCTAAAATATAAACTTTTGTGTAGTTATAATCCCCTGGTGTCTTTACTAACTTCTCGGGTAAAACAACTAAACCATCTTCGTTCGAATACCAATAAGGATATACAGCAGTGTATACATTTGATATGTTTTCTTCTTGGTTCATATCTAACATATTTTTACCATATCGTATTTCTACACCTCTATTTTGACCTCTTTTATTCTTTAGGTCTATAAGAAAGTGATCGAAGTAGAATTCTGGATTATAGGCGGTCATTATATTTTCACCTAATATGCTTCTTAATCCTTTCGGCTTTTCAACGTTTATAGAACCTTCTTCAGTTATATCGGTTTTAAACGTAAATGGACAATCGCCTCCAACGTTATCTCTTAACCCTGCTATAGCAGTTAAAACTGAGTTAGCTTTAAATGGTTCTACTGGATAGCCAGAAGCGTCATATGAGATATGATAAGCATTTACGGTAACTGTTCTACCTATAGGTGTTGTTATATTATATATTCTAAACGGTTGAGGTTTTGCGTGAGGCGATGGTTTACAATACACGATACGCCTAAATTTAATTTCCTCGAAGTATTTATCATCTATCAAATATTCAAACTCTAATTCATACATACCATTAATTTCTTCTACAACAGTACCGTTCAACGACGCATTTAAATTACATATACCTTGTGTTTTAAACTCCATTTCATTTTCTTCGAATAATATCATATAGTCCACCACCTTGGTATTATAGTAACTTTAGTTATTCCACCTGAGAAATTAACAATGTTATCTCTTGGTACTAATAGCGGATATCCGTTCGATAACGTTACTTTGTTGTTTTGGTTTTTAGATCCTTTGTAAGATTCTTCCAATTCACAATCTATAGTTATTTCATCTTCTAAGTTCTCTATTTTGACCGAATAACCACCGATGTTCACTATACCAGAGCCAGCACCGTTAACTATTATAAGCGGTTTGGAATCAAACTGTGTTGGATTAAATAGTGTAGTTTGTTTGGTAACGATAATCGGTCTATCACCAGACTTAAGGAAACGTTGAGGTTTTCTATTGAATTGTACAGTTGCTCTACCAGCTTGCTGTAATATATTTGCTATATTATTAGGAGCTATAACAGCGGCCATCATATAATACTCTGGTAGATAACTATCTTCTAATCTTAGATACCCGTGACCAGAATAGAGCCAGTTAGCTATTTTGGAAGAGAGGACTGAAAAGTCCCCATCTTCTTCTCCTATAGCTATATTGTATTCCCTAACTACATTTTTATAAGAGTTAAGATCTATAACAACGTCACCGTTTCTTCCTGGCACTGGTATGATCTCATAATTTCTTTCTGGAATCTCATAGTTAGGAGGAGTTTCAACAACTATTCCAACCTCGTCTGTCGAGATTCCATTATATTTTATTATGCCCATACAGCACTCTTCCTTTCTACTTGTTTTTGTATAATCTTAGATACTTCTTCTGCGATAGCTCTAGGATTATCTCCAGTAATATTAAACGTGTTCGTTATAGTATTACTAGTATTTGCTGAGTTAGCTTCTTCTTTAGGTTTATTGCCGTCTAGTATACTCATTCTAGATAATAATCCGCTTGATACTTGTCTAGCTGCATTCATAGTAGTATTCATTGAATATCCACCACTCATTATACCATCCATTGTAGACCTTCCATTTTGAATTTCTGATAAGTCTAAGACAGGTCTTATTACTGGCGAACTATTCATGTTGTCACTAACTAAAGAATCAACCGCAGATAATGCTTTTTGCATACCGCTTAAAGCGCCTTCAGCAGTGTCTTCAGCAGCGTCTTCTACCAATCCACTATACTTAGTAAGACCTTTAGCCATACCTTCGTCAGACCATCTACCAACTTCCATGAACGCTCTAGAAGGCGAATGGATACCAAGGAGATTCTTAGCGGCATCAAGTGCACTCTTAGCTACGTTCTTAGCAGCTTCTTTTACTTTTGATAGTCCATTGGTTATACCATTCTTAAGACCAGTCATGATATCACCACCAACGGTAACAGCATCTTTTATACATGCTTTTAATTCGTCTATTATGGCTTTAACTAATCTTTTCATAGCTTCTCTTACTTGAGGCATCTTTTCACTAACTGCGTTGCTAAGTCCATTAACTATATTTATGACTAAATCAAATATAGCATTTACAACTCTTGGTACGTTTGTGCCAATAGCGTTTATTATTGCTACTATTATATCTGTTATAGCACTAGCAATCTGAGGTATTGATGCTGCCATATTATTTAAAACCGTTAGAATTAAATTTAACAATGTATCGTTAACTAAATTCACTATGGTTGGTAAGTTTTCGTTTAATGTGGTAAGAATGGCGACTAGCACATTAAATACTGCTTCAACTAGTTGTGGGGTAAGTGTTGCCAGCGAAGCTATTACTTCTGATACAAATATCGTTACAGCTTCTATGAATAAAGGTATGTTAGCTATTACGACATTTATTAACGCGGTTAATAATTGAGTAAGTGCTCTTTCTATTGCAGCAGCGTTATACCCAAGTATTGTTAAAAAACTAACAAGACCTAAAGCTACAGCAGCTGCCATAACTGGTATAACTGTTGCTAACGACATCAATGCTGCGGTTATAGAAAGTCCTGCTCCAACCACGGATCCTGATAACATTGTAATACCTGCCGATAATAACATAAGAGCTCCACCTACTAATCCAGCGGCTAAGCCTAAAGCTGCTAAACCTAAAGCCATAGAAGTCATTATTGGAATTGCGGGTGCTAATAGAATAGATGCTCCAGCAAATGCAACCATTATACCAACCATCATCAATAGGCTTTTACATATTGATTCCCATGACATTTCGCCAAATGATTTCATAGCCCCTGATAATACCAACATAGCTCCAGATAATATAAGTAAACCAGTAGCTATTCCTATGGTATTTTTAGGCATTAAATTTAACGTAACAGCTAGTATACCTAATGATGCAGCCATTGTAATTAAACCTTGACCTAGTACTTTAAGATCCATCTTACCAAGTATTTGAAGAACGCCTGTTAATAACAATAACGCTCCACTCAATAATAATAGACCAGCACCTATAGAAGTCATGTTACCGCTAAATCCTCTCATGGAGTTAGTGAATAGAGATAGCTCTGTTAACGCTGTGGCTAACACAATGAAACCTTGCTTAAGTGTGTCTATATTCATGTTTCCGAATATAGCTAAAACTCCAGCTAGTATTAATAATGAAGTAGTAAGAGGTATTAAACTAGCAGCTATTTTGACCGAATTCCCTATACCTTTAGTTGAGTTTAGGAATAATGATAATCCTGCAAACACGGCAGCTAAAGTCGCAAGGCTTTTTAATATGGTATCGGTGTTTAGATTTCCTAATATCGCCATGGCTCCTGCTAAAACATATAAAGAACCACTTATAAGTAGTAAACCAGTACCTTGACTAGGATTTATATCAGCTCCATCTATAATCTTAACTACTGCCAATAAAGCAACACAAGCTGCTCCTAAACCAACTACTCCTCTTAATATATCATCCCACTTTAAGTCTGATAGTTTATTAAGGGCTGAGGCTAGTATGTTTAACGATATGGATACGCCAATTAATAAAGTGATTGTAGATGCTGATTTGCTAAATTCTTTTGGGTCTATTTTATTAAATGCCCACATAGCACCTGTTATAATTGCAACTGATGCACCTAAAGCAGTTACGGCAGGTAATAACCTATCAGGGTCAACTTTAGATAAAACCCATATGGACGCTGCTAATATACCAATTGATATAGCTATTTTTTGTAATATGTCAGCTTTAAGATTCTTTTGGTATGTTTCTAGTGTACCTTGTAATTCGTCTAACACACCTATAGCACTATCTTTGAAGTTACCAGTTGCAGTGAAGAAGTTTTTTAAAAACGGAATTAATTTCTTTACAACTACTAGTAAACTTGCAAATAGACCAGCGTTAACGAAATCTATAGTTTGTATATTTGAATCTTTTACTTTCTTAACAATAGAGTCGAAGAAGCCTCGTATATTCTCCACGGAAGTCTTCACGAAATCAGTAAAGTCAGTTAATCCATTTTGAATTGCTTTGAATACTCCTACTACGAAGTTCTTAGCTGCGTCTAAAGGTTTATAAGCGTCGTTGAATTCTTTAACGAAAGTCTTTATTGCATCGATTTTATCAGAAGCATTGACAACTAAATCTTTTAATACACCTGAGAACTTACCAACATATGTTTCCAGTAAGCTAACTCCTTTTGCAAACCACTCAGTACCCTTTTCACTAACGTTGGATATAACGTATGCCACGGATTCCCCAGCTTTACTCATTAGCGACATAGCAGTCTCGATGGCTCCTGAGGATTCTATGAACCCAACAGCTTTTGCAATCCAGTCCCCTAAAGTAGCAGTCATTGAGAAAATAACATCTATCAGAGACCCACCACTACCAGCTAAACCCGAAAATAATGAGCCTATGGGTTTTAGGATTAACCCAACAAGCTTGAACACTGAGAATACTCCTTCGAATGTCCTCTTTATTAAGCCTGCTGTCTTATCTGTTATTTTTAATTTTTCAGTTATTTTTTCGAACCCTTTTGAGATGCTTATAAGTCTATCAGCATTCCAAGGGTCTATTATTTTTTTAAATGCCTCGTACACTGGGCCAAGAACATTTCCAATAGATTCTATTATATTCTTTAAACCGTTTAGTACTGCTTGACGTCCACCTTGGTCTTTCCATACCTTAAGCGATTCGTTTCTGTAATCTGCCATAGAGCCCATTACCTTGCCGAAACCTTCACTTATAGAAGTAAATAATTCGGTAGATTCATCTTTGTTACCTATTATTGTTTCCCAAGTAACTGCCCAACCTGAACCAACGGATTCCTTCATTGTATCCAATAATTGAGTGAATGTTTTTACTTTAGTAGCAGCGTTTATAAGAGATTCATCGTTAGCCATCTTCTCCATAGTTTTAATAAATATATCAGAAGATAACCAGTTTTGCTCTAGAGTTGCTCTAAACGGAACACTCTTGTCTACATATACACCCATCTCTTCGGCGGTTTTGTATAATGCTTCTTGAAGCATTTGTCCACCCATACCTCTGTTTTCCATAGACATCCAGTCTTGAAGTCTTATTGTACCAGAAGCTAAGGCTTGTGTCATTTGTTGAGTTGCCCCAGCCATAGCTGTAGCGTCTACACCAAATCCGGCAGCAACGTTCGCTAAACCTTTAACGAATGTAACAGCATCTTCTAAGCCTACACCAGCAGCAGTAGCCTTACCTATGTTATCAGTCATCTGAGCAAAGTTGTATATTGTTTTATCAGAGTACTCGTTAAGTTCAGCTAAAGCTTTATTTATATCATCAAGTGTAGTACCTTTAGATGAGGTATTAGTCATTATTGTTTGAATGGCATTCATCTTAGTTTCATATTCTCTGAACCCATCCATTATAGGGTCTAAAGTAAGAGAACTTATTATTTTCTTACCAGCGTTAAGTGCTGAGTTAGTTATATTTACCAATGCAGTAACTGCTACTACATCTAAAGTTGAAAATCTCTCTTTCACAGTATCTACTGCTGAAGATAACCCAGACATGTCAACACCTTTGACCTTAGAAGTTATATTTTCAAGTCCCTTAGCGCCATCTTTAAACTTTAAGCTCTCAGATAGTTTACTAAGGGTTTTTATCGTTGAGTTTGCAGCGGATGTAAATTGTCCATTATCCAACTGCATTTTGACGATTCTATTATCTATACTACTCATATTTTAGTAACCTCCCTCCATATAGAGTCGGCCATCTTATCCATTACACTTTTTATAGCAGGATTTATAAAATCTACTCCGGACACATAACCTCCATTTTTAGTCCCATGCCCATACTGTATAAGCATTACTATTGGTATTCCATCACTTATGGAATCATTAGTCCAAGTTATAGTAGATTGTTTAGATCCTGCTTCTATCTTATAACCCCAGCTAGCAGCTGTTTCACCAGTATCTTTGGGAGTCGCAGCGGATAGAGCCTTGACCCCCTCATTTCCATACTTGTTTAATATATCAGTAATCGATAATTTTCGGGCACGTTCTAAAAACTTTGTTGTATTCTTAAAGTCCCCAGTACATTTTACACTAATCATAATTTATCAACCTGACGTACCTAATGCTTTTCTACGAGCAGCGTTTAATTCTCTATTTCTAGCTAGTATGTCTTTTGTACTAGTTTTCTTAGGTGGTGTATTCTTAACGTTACAAACGTTTATCAACATCAATAACCTGTTAAGATGCCAATACTCGCATTCAAACGGTATATTAAATGATATCATCCAATAGTATATAAGCTCAGACGTTATTATCTCTCTACTAACTTTGGATGATTTCGACTGTTTTATCGTAGTGGCGGTCATTGGCGATTCTATATAATCTATTATGGATTTTAGGTTAGATTCAGTCATCATGTTAACTAGAGATGTTGGTTCATCTTCATCTAATATCATAAACGATATATAGTCCAGTTTTTGTTCCATGGTTTTATCACCGGGACCTAGAAAAGGTTTTAACCATTTTGATTCCCACTTCGATATGGCAACTAATGAGTGTTCTAGTTTAACTCGTTTAGCAGGTATTGTAATAAACATTTCGGTTACAGAGTCGTAATATTCGTTCTCTGGAATATCTATAACTATCATAGCATTAGTTATTGCTTATTCCTTTAACGAACGCTTCAGCTTCTTCAGCATTAGTAGCGATTGACATGAATATTTCGCTAAAAGCTGCTGAATTTTTGAACTCTTCTTTTATTTCAGAATTCTTTACGAATCTCTTACCGTCTTCAGATTTAACACCATAAGATTCTAGAATTAGTTTATTAAACACTTCTACTAATTTAGCATTATCGCCAGATTTAACAGCCTCCTCTATATAAGATGACAATCCACCTTTATAACTAAGTTCCAACATTGTTAACTCAGCCTTAGTTAAGTTAAAGTAGAAAGTCTCATTGTTTTCATTTCCATTAAAGTCTACATATTTTACAGTTTTTTTAATCATTATTTATCTCTCCTTTAAAATTAAATATATTAAGGGATGCCTGTTTTCTAAGCACCCCTGATCATTTTGAATTATTCTGCGTTTACTAATTCTAACACTTCATCAGGTGTTAATAATGTTGGTTGTCCAGATGATGCGTCACCGAATAATTTGTCTTCTACTTTTTTCATCTTATCAGCTGTAACCTTAGTTGAATCTAATGTTAATATAGAAGTAGGTTTGTGACCTGTAACTTCAACTGGTGTAGTAGAGATCTCCCAAGAGAAAGTTATTGCTTCTGGAGAATCATTTACAGTAGCATAAGCTCTTTCAGATGGAGCTGCTTGACAACCGTATATGATGTGTAATTTATATCCATGAGCTTCGTTTTCAGTATCATTACCGATTATAGTCTTATACACTAATGCAAATTTCTTTCTTTGTTGTTGTCCTATCATAACACCAGCTGCTAATTCAGCACTTCCGTCACATTCAGCGAATTCGTCTGGGTAAGTGTAAGCCTCGATAGAAGCTGCGAATTCTTCAGCAGAAGTAAGTGATAAGTATTTGATGTTGTCAGCATATATAGGAGTTGCTTCAGCTCCACTTGGTGATTCAGTAACGCTAATTAATCCATTCCACGCTACACCAGTTTTATATTGACCTTCGCTGAACACGTATAACACGCCATTAGAAACACCTGTTTCGTATAATCTTTTACCTTCTTGATCCCATTGTAATTTTGCCATAAAAAATCATCCTCCTGATTAATAATATATTTTGAAGCTTATATGATTCAAGCCATCTTTGATAAATTGTCTGTCAAACTCACAATATCGTAAGTCTATAAGTTTACTAGCTATAGGACTATCTGGGTTCCTATCTATAACAGTCACGTCATAGGCATGGTTTTTACGATAGACTCCATTACTAGCATTTACTTTTTCAATGTCTTTCCTTGTGTATATTATACAAGGATAGTTTATACTTATATTAGTTGGCGGTTGGAAATATACGTTTGGAGTTATGGTCTTTAGAAACTCATTAAACTTTAATCTGTTATCCATTATACAATCCTCCAAGTGTTAATATAAGTCGTGGCCTTTCTACTTCTATAGAAGTTACGCACCATTTCTTGTTTAGATATGTCACATACCTTATGGCATAGAAATTTTCATAAGCAAATGGATCCGCAACTATACTTATATTGTTTGATATAGTTAGAGTTGGGTTTATAACACCTGCTTGTTGAACGTTAAGTTTGTTCTTGACAACGTCTCCATAATACTCGTGCTCGACAATCTGAGATTCCCAAACACCTGGATACGCTTCGACGTCTATAGCGTATCCGACGTATCCATGATATCTAGCCATTTTGAATTATTCCATATCTTCTTCGTCTTCTTCATAGTATGCTGGTAAAGAAACCGCTGTAACTTCTTCTATAACCATAGCAGAATAAGGTTTCATTAAAGCACCAGAGCATCTTGTTTCGATTAGGTACTTTTGTTGGTTATAATCAATATCGAAATCATCGAATAAAGATATTTGGCCGCCTTTATCAGCACCTATTGAGTAGTCTTTTAGGTTTACTATTATTCCTAATACAGTGTGAGTATTACTTGGATCTTCAGCATCTCTTTCTAGATCAGCCATATCTTCCATAGTAACAATATCAGAAACTCTTAATACAGTTTTTAATTCTTCAACTGTTTTATATAATCTATGTCCTATAGTATCTTCTAATAAAAGAATCTCAGACAATGTTTCTTCAGTTGTGAATAATGTAGGATTACCACTACCTCTATATTTCTTTCTGTTTCTGATACAAGCGTTTATAAACTCTTTGTATTTGTTACCATCAGGTGCTACAGTGATTGGAACTTTTACTGTGTATAGATCAGCATCGTTATAGATTGGTCTGATACATTCTTCATCAATCTTGTTTTGGTCGCCAGGTTCTCTACCGTCCCCTATTAAGATAGCTCTTGCTAATTCTTCATCTAACTTCATTCTCATCATTTGCTTAATCCAAGCAACCGCGTCGAAATCTGTTATATCTAGGACGTCGTCTCTATCTATCTTTTGTTTCAAATAGATAGTAGTAGGTTCGGTAGTTCTCTTTAATAATCCGAATACTTCTTCAGTTTTTAATCCTGCTTTAGTATATCCTTTAGCTCTAATAGTCTCTTTTGAGATATCTCCCATAAGAGTCTTTACTCTAGAGAAAGGTTGCTTTCCAACAGCACCTAATATTTTATTAACCCATTCTACGTCGTTGTTTAGAAACCCTGGTGTATTGTTTAATAGCTTGTGATCTGGAAATAAAGTCTCTATATCCTTAATACCGTAAGATTCAGCATGCGCTAATACAGAGTCTTTTAAACTTCCTATACGTTGAGCATCTTTAATAATATCTGAACTTGTTAATTGTTTATCCATTTCATACCTCCGTCGATAAAATATTAAAAGGGACCGAAGTCCCTATTCATTTTGAATTATTCGCCAGTAACTTCTTCTATAGTTATAGCAGTCTTAGGTTTTAATAAAGCACCTGAACATCTTGTTTCGATTAGATACTTTTGTTGGTTGTAGTCGATATCGAAGTCATCGAACATTGCTACAGCTCCACCTTTATCAGCACCCACAGTGTAGTCTGCTGGATTTACAACTATTCCTAGTACAGTGTGAGTCTTAGAATCCTTAGCATCTCTTTCTAATCCCTTCATAACTGGAACAGTAACGATTTCTTTAACTCTTAATGTTTTAGCTAAAGTAGCTTCACTATCGTAGATGAATCTTCCGTTAGCATCTTCGATTAATAACATGTCAGCTAACATATCTTCAGTTGTATATAATGTTGGAACTCCAGTTCCTTCATATTGGCTTCTAGATTTGATAACTGTCTTTATGAATTCTTTAGCTTTATTTCCGGCACCTATAGCAGCTTTGATTGTGTATAAATCATCGTCATTGAAGATTGGTCTGATGCAAGTTTCTTTGATCTTTTCTTCGCTAGCAGAAGATCTACCATCACCGATTAGCATAGCTCTTGCTAATTCCTCATCTAACTTTCCTCTCATTTCTCTCTTTAACCATGCTACTACATCGAAGTCAGTGATATCGATAATATCATCTCTATCTAACTTTTGCTTCTTGTAAACTGTAGTTGGAGAAGTTGTTCTCTTTAATAATCCGAATACTTCTTCTTTCTTCTTCTTAGTTTTAGTATAACCTAAAGCTCTAGCCTCATCAGCAGTGATGTCTGCGTAAACAGCTTTTAATCTTGAGAAAGGAGATTTCTTAGTTGCGTTGAAGAATTTAGCAACCCAAGTTTGGTCTCTGTCGATTAATGATGGTTCATTATTAACTAAGTGTTCAGCTGGGAATAATGTTTCTATTTCATTAATACCATAAGTGCCAGCGTGAGCTAAGAACGATTCTTTTAAGCTTCCATATTTCTTAGCATCTCTAATAGAAGCTGCGACAAACTCGCTGTGTTTTAATTCCTTTTCATTGTTTTCTGCTTGATCAAATACATTATGTTTCATGTTTTCATCCACCTCATCATCATTATTATTTTCTAACATTTGGTCTACTATTATAGCAACAGCTTTCTTTTGTTCTTCAGTCATTGAATGATAAACCTCAGCGACTGTTTTAGTATCTTCGTTTTCTTCTTCCTTAGATTCTTCTTTCTTTTGTTCTGGTTCGTCATTTTGATCTGAGTGACATAACTCTATTTCATAGTCATCATTGTAAATCAATGCAGCCCCTTCCTCGACGTCACCGTGAACTAATACTTCTTGAATACTTGCTCCTGGATTAGCGCCAGCTAAAACAAGGCTAACTTCTTTTATATCACCATGAAGAACTCTACCCCCTTCTTGTTTTAATCTATTAGCATAAATTGATAGGGCTGTTATATCCCCATGAATTACTAAATTCTTAGCAGTTCTAGCAGTATCAGTTTCATTAAACTCGCAATATGCATATACTCCAGAATCTTCATGTTTCAATGTAGCTTTACCTATAATACTTTCAGGACCATCGTAGTTATGATTCCATACTAGTGGTACTTGTTTATCATCACAATGACTGAATGCATTATGTGATATTGTTCTACCGTCTGAGCATGTCACATTATACTTAGTAGCCCATCCTCCAAAATCATATTTAAGTGTCATTAGATTCTTCCTCCTCTTGAATATTATTTTCTTGTTGATTGTCTGCTTTAGCGCCTAAGACTTCTTTTGATTGACTAAGGTTTTTATTTCTTAATTCATCAGCAGCAGGATCTTTAGACGGCTTCATACCAATCTTTTGTCTAAATTCATTAGATGTCATTATTTCGTTTCTTGTAAACTTATCAGCTATTTCAGAAACTTGAGATACTGGTAATAGCTTGAATGGGTCTCTTATATACATTACAGCTTGTCTTTGTGTTCTTGCGGTTTTAGTTAAGAACTTTCTATTGAATTCATCAACAATAGCCCCCAGTATTGGTTCTATGGTTCTATTATAATAGTTGTTCATAGTGTTCTCATCAGCAGTACCATCTAGTATACCTTGAGTTAAACCAAGTTGAGAATATAATAGGTTAGTAAGATATTCAACTTGTCTCATTAGGTTATTCTCTACAGGTCTATTAAGTTGAGTAACATGTTCAGTACCGTCGATATAGCCAACCCCATATCTAGCACCATTAAGTTGAGCTTCTAATTCTTGTCTTCTTTCTTCAGCAAGTTTCCTTTTAGATTCAGTCTTAACTGCATAAGGAAGTTGAATTATCAGATCTAGATTACCAGCAATAAGATCTTCGTCAGCGCTATCCATTAAAGATAGTTTCTTGATAAGACGCTGCATAGTTGAGTTAGGTTCATTTATAACAGCATATAATGGATTTTCGATTATTGCTACTTTACTCTTAGGTAACGTTACTTCTTGTTTAATTCCAGTCAATTCGTTATATAACAACACCGTAACTCTGTCTGGGAACCATTGTGTTATTTTACCAGTTCTCATGGTAAGAATATCGTATGAGTTAGTGACGTTAATATCTAGAGTTGTATCTACCGGAACAACAGCAACACAGCCTTCATCTAACATAGATGCTACTATGTCTTGAACGAAGTTTCTAGCAGTTTGATCTATATTAGCTTCCACTGATAGACAGTTATCTAGTCCCGATTTAATGAAGTCCTCGAAACGATTATCTTCATCCATTTTGACGTGGCGTATATCAATTGAAGCGACGTCTAATGCGATTCTGTTATAAACAGAAGTTACTATGGTTTTCTCATTACCTCTAGAGAATCTTGTTCGATTTGGGTTGTGATAATAACCTGATCCTACGGTAGGAGATCTACGTTTTGGACTTTCTTCATAATTGAATAGATTCCAACTATGTTTTAGTATTGAAAACGGGTTCATTTAGTTTTCACCTCCTTATTCAAAAACATCTCTATTTCTCTTATATGCTATAAAAGCATCCATGATTGCTGCAACAGGGTCGATCTTTTGGTCTTTTCTTTGTTTAAGTAATTTACGGTTACCATTAGTATCTTCAAGTGTTATGGCGTTACCCATAGCAAATGATACTATAGCTTCATCGAACAGTAAACATCTCTCTTCAGATAACTTCTTAAGTTCTCCTAAAGGAACTGATTCTGTTTGAGCACCTTGTATTACTTTCTCAACTCCGAATGGGCCATTTTCTTGAGACCATCTTTCAACGAACTCTTTAGCGTTGTAAGGGTCGTAACCAAATGCTGTAACATCATACTGTGCTTCATCTATAAAAGCATTTAAATCATCATACACATCTAGCATATCAAGTATTGAACCTTCCATTACTATTAAACTACCTTCTTTTATAAACTCTTGATACTTATGATAGAGAGCTTGTGGTAGTTTATTATATGTTAACGATGAAATATAAGACCTAGTCTTTATACCAAAAGTAGAATTTGACATTGGGAATAGGAAAGCGAATGAACAGAAGTCATCACCTCTCGATAAATCGGCTCCCATTGCGCATGGCATTTGCCAATATTCTCTTTTCTTGTGTGGTATTGTTTCTTCATACGAAAAGAAGTAAGTATAGCCTTCCATTGGTATTCCGAAACGTTTCGCTAGAATATCATTCCTAGCAGCAGGAGCTTTTTCAGCTCTTTCTACATCTTGTTGGTATACTTCATAAGAAACAGTCTTTCCTAAGTTAGGTTGAGCCTTGATCCACATTTCTGGATTAGCGACTTCATCGACGCTGTCTAATTTGTAATACCATATGGACACGTGAGGATTGATGTATTCACCTTTTAATATGTCCATTAACTCCATTTTGATTGTGTCGCCTATTCCGTTACGAACAGTCCCTTCTGAACTTATTGCAACTATTAGGTAATCGTCAATCTTAGAAGCTCCTTGTTCAATTGCCCCAATTACATCTTCTCTTGTCTCTCCAGATAACCATTCGTCGATTGTAGCTATCTTACATCTAAGTCCTTGAAGTTTACTTATACTCATAGGTCTTACTTCAAGCAAAGAACCTGTTAAGAAGTTTTCTATACCTTTCTTAGTAGATACTAATTTAGCTCTTTTAGCTTTAGAACCAGTAGTATTTTGTAGAGATCCCTCTGTTAAGAATTTGAATAGCGGTCCTCTAGCAACAGTGATAGCTGTTCTAAAAGGTCCCATCACTTCTTCAGCTTGCTTCATTGTCGGAGCAGTGGTTATCTGATGAGTCGTAGAAGTGTCTACATTTAAGAAGTAGCTTTGAATAAGTTCTGCATATACTGATTTGGCCCCACCTCTCGCTACTATTAAATATTGCTTATTGGTTAATCGCTTTTTAATCTTTCTAACTTCATACCTACCACCATGTCCATCTTCGTTAGGAACGTAGACACTACGCTCAACAAAGTAAAACCATGATAGTGCCTGTTCAGCCCACAGTTTAAAACTATCAAGTAGTCTTAATTCGCTACCATCTGTTAGAGTCATTTCAGTTTCACAATATTCGATAAATCCATCTATAGCTTTATCATCATAGTATACTCCAGGGTTAGCTATAAGGTCATCTATTCGATTCATCTCCATAGCTATCTCTTTACAGATTGGTATTTCACCTCTAATAACGGCGTCTCTAAATTCTCCATAGTATTTTGGAGTAGCGGTGTTTGATAATGCCACGATTAAGAACTCCTTGGCTTGCTTACTACACCAAGATCGTTTAGATTTTTATAGATAGTTGCCGCTGAGCTTGATAGTTGGGCTATATTACCAGCTGTTTTAACTAACTTCTCTATTTTAGGAGTTGATTTAGGTTGTGGTATTTCTGTTAGCTTTGCGTATTCTTGTTCTAGTTTTAATCTATTTATACGTGCCTTTAACTCTTTATTACTCATTCTTCTCTGAGTAGTTCCAGAGCTTGTACTGCTTTTTCTAGAAGAAGATGTAGATACTCGTCTTTTTCGAACACCCCATCTCATCCCAAGAACACCATAGTGTTTTAACTCTTGATCATTCATTTTGTCTCACCTCCCTCTACAGTAATATTTTTTATAGTTCGCATGTTGTTGATTCGCCATTCAAACTCACTTATTGTTCTATTGAGAGCTTCAATAGCTGCCGAGTTTGTGGGCGGGTCGAACATGCTTTTTACTCTAAATCCTATATAGGTCTTTACTATTTCGAGGTCGTCTCTTTCTCCAAATAATTCGGTCCAGCTTGTATCATGGTCGACTATTATGTCGGTTAGATCTTCGCTTACTCCAAGTTGATGGAGTATTCCTATCGATGAATTTATATAAAGAATTATATCATGATCGAAGCTTGAATCTTCATTAGCGATACATAGAACTTTCTTTATAGTTTCTAATACATTGTTCATTTTGATTTATCACCTCCTTTCTAACTTTTAATAATAAAGAGAGGATAGCGGCATTAGACTATCGCCCATTATTTGTTTTTTTTTTACGAACAATATTCATCAAGTGTGAATTAAATTACAATTCTTTTTAAACCTTCTGCTATTTGTTGTACCATTATATTACTCACATAATATTGATTAGTATGCAAGCCATCAACTTGATATTTTCCTCTAGTATTAATATTTATGTTGCATATTGCATATAAATCTATTAAATAGATACCATACATTTCTGCAATTTCTCTTATGGCATTTACGTAATCTTTTAATATATAACCTTTAGTGTTAGGAGTATATTCTAAGCTATAATGCAAAGGCGTCATCATTACTATTTTTGCATTTGGGTATTTTGTATAAAGCTGTTTAATTAAAGATTTATAACCACCGTAAAAAGTAGTGTCTACTTCATCATCTATTGTTCCTAGTTCAACATTTTTTATAAAATCATTTACTCCACCTAATATTATATTCACATTTGCATTACTATCCCACGTTGAAACTCTTGTAGGAGATGACATAGGTTCAAAACTACCCATAACTGTTCTGTCATTTGCAACTGTTGTCCCACTTAACCCATAATTTCGCACATCTTTTGCACTTAATAAAGCTTTCAAGCTTGTTGGATATGGAGATTGCATTCTTGTAGAAGATGTTAAAAAACCATATGTTATACTATCGCCAATGCAGTTTATAATAATATCTTTAAATTTCATTTTTGTTAAATAAAACTCTTGATTTCGTGAGTTATCATCAAACTTGATAAAACTATTTAATCCATCTAACTCAATCATTACATTGCTTGGCACAATGTCTTTCCATACAGTAAATCTAATATATGACGCATTTGAAGGAATTGATACACCATTAATTTCTCTACTTCCACCACTTATATAAGTTTTATCATCGCTATAAAAAGCATAATTTGAGAACATAGTTGTAAAATCATTCTTTATACAATACACTAAACTATGACCTTTTACATTGATAAAATCACTCGCATAAAAAGTCCCATCAACGGTAGTATCTACAATTAGTCCCGTGTTTGGGCTAACTTGCTTATTTAATAAAACTGTATTTGGATTAAAAACATTACGATTATAATCAGAATAATATATTTGATCAATCATAATCTTATCAAGGTTATTTTTCATTTCAGATACATCTTCCTCAACAGCTAAAACATAAGGTGCAATATATTCTGTTGCTTCTCCTTGTTCAAACTGTACGGTATTAATGTCAACATTTTTCCATACTGAAACTCTAATATAACCGTCAACTGGCGATATTATATCTGTCCCGTTAACATTTCCACCACTTACAAATGTTTTACTAGAATTATAAAAAGCGTATAATGTGTAAGAATTACCTTCTGCTCTATAATTATATTTACTACCATTTGTAACATTGATAAAATCACTCGCGTAAAAAGTCCCATCACTAGAAGGTGTTGATGCTTCGCCAGTAGTAGAACTTATATATTTCCCATAAGTTGCTTTTTCTTTATCGAATAAATTTCTAGTCTTTTTATAAAAGCTAGTTTTACTTTTTATAACTTGACCGTCAACTATATTTTCTTTTAATACTGTATTTTCTCCGACCACTGCAACGCTTCCACCAGTCATTGCCTCTTTAACATCTTGCCCCATGTTAGCCATAGACCAAACTTTTGAATTTACATCTTCAATATTAGCTTTTTTCATTTCCAAGTTGTCAAATTTATCATTTAATTGTTTAGTATTATTATCCAATTGCGAACTAAGACTATTAATTCTACTGTCTAATCCATCAACTTTCCACAAAGCGTTGTTAAGTGCTCCGAATTCATTTGAAGATTCCACGGTTGCTCTTTTAACTAGCGATTTAGCTACTTCAACACTAAATGGTATCGTTGATAAAATTGCACCATACTGATGTATTACTAATTCGCATTTGGCGTTTTGTGCAGTTGACGTTACTCTGTATGGCATTTCTAAAGTGCACACTCCGTTAACATAGTCGTTTATTACCAGGTTAACTTCTTCTGTTGTCTTATCGTTAATGTATCTGCACTTGACCGATTTGTTTTGTAGATTGAATACTTCTCCATTGTAACTTAAATGGAATTCTATAAACCTGGAACATATGTCACCTTCCATTGTTAGTATTTTGAAACTGGGATTTGATCCTAGGTCTAAGTCTACAATTTCTGTAACCATGTATTTACCTCCTTATTTCTTCCACGGACATGTATCATTAGGTGAACGTTCAATTGGTAATTCTTCTAATTTACATCCGTAGTGTATAAAATTATGACTTTGTAGAGATAGGGATATTAGATTCTCAGGGTCGTATAACTTGGAGTTTCTATTTATGATATCAGCTTCAGTTATAGGATTGATGTGATGAACTATAATATTTCTATTAGATAATCCACATCCGTCTATACCTAGATCACACCCACCATCTCTCATTATGATATAGTCTCTGATACGTTTCCATTCAAGAGACTTGTAAAATCTTTGATTAATCCATCTAGCATTTCCGAAAGTTTGATTACCTATCTTATCTCCTATATAAAGGTAGTTAAGTCTTTCTTCATAAGTATCAAACTTCATCAATTCACTATAACTCTTCATCTCCATTGTTATCACTAACTTGTTGACCTGAATATCTTCGCATTGCATTAAGAGCTTCTGCGTATAATTCCTCAACACGCTTCTCAGATTTAAGAGCTTCAGTCTTTGCTTTGATTAAATCTTTCTGTTCCTTTAATATTTCTTTCTCAATTCGCTCTTTTGTAGAACCAATCTTTAAAAAATGACTAATAACTTGAGAAGAAGCCGTTCCGGCTAGCAATTGTTCTTCTGCTAGATTGATCGCAAGAGCTACTAACTGGTCTTCTCTAGACTCTGGTGTTAGTCCTGGCCTAACTCTCCTTCCCTTTTTACTACTTTCACTCATATTTCTCTCTCCTTTTAGCATACTTTTTGTATAGTTTTCGGAGTGTTTTCAGGAGCACATACTATAAAAAATTGAGTCTGTGGGGAGAGTGGCCATCAGACCCACAAAAACTTATATGTGCTCGTGAAAACACTCCGAAATTGTTCTGGAAAATGACCCCCCGGGGATTTTTTAGGGA